TGCGGGCCAATTGGTTGTGCGGTAGATTTTGTGTGTAGGCTTCTTCATTTGAAAATTATATCGCTGAAAAAGCCTTTACAGATAGGTTTGTGCAACAAAGCCGATCAATTGCAAAAGTTATCTGAAGAAGATATTGCTCAGACTATCGCAGCAGAACAGCTTTATTTTCAGCATAAACCACATACTGTTTATTATCTTGCTGTGAACGGTGCAAAAACCAGAAATGGTGGCTTAGTTAGAGCTGGAAATGACAATTACAAAGCTAATGGTATTGCTATTGCCTGTGTAGGTGATGAAGCTATATATGCCGATGGCACTACTTCTAAAATTATTTCTGGTGCAGGTCAAGCCTGTAAGATCAATGGTGTGTCAGCTGCTTTAGTGGGAAGCCGGTTAGAAAATGGAGATGAGATTATTGATACTCCTGTGAGTTTATTTGCAGTGAGGATATACAAAGATCAAACCCTTCCTGAAGGCTTTCTTAGTCATGAATAAACTTTAAGGAGTGAAGCATGGCCAAAAGTTTTGCCATAAATATGGCCCCCACTAATCATGGTGGAGTGGTTCCTGCGACTCAATCACGAACATCGCAAGAAGGAAATTTGTTTGTTCGTGCTGGTGATGGGCATATGTGCCCAAAGTGTAAATGCTGGTCTGTCGTTATTAAAAGTCACGATCATGTAATTATGGATGGTAAGCCAGTTGCTTACGTAGGTGATAAGCTTTCATGCGGGGCAACTATTATGCCTCAGCAGTTTCATGTGGTTGGAGACTCTGGTAGTCCTTATTCTTCAGCTGCTTCTTCAGCTGCTCCTGTTCAGAATAGCTTAGTAGAAGATAAGTCCAACGAAATTCATAAAGTTCAGTTCAAGTTGGTTGATGTCGATACGGATCAACCTCTTTCAGCAATGCTATATGAAATTCATAGTAAAGAATCTGGAAAATTATTAGTACAGGGCTATACAGATAAAAACGGGATGACCGCCATTTATGAAAGTGAACATACTCCTGAATCTGTACAACTAATAACTGTCGATTTATCTAAGCCATTAGATCCATTATGAGAAACATTTTATGGGTAGCACTGACAAAGTAAGTAATAACGAAGGTCGTTTAATATTTCATTCAAATTATGATAAAACACCTATAAATGCTGATGCAGCAGATCGAGTAAATTTAAAAGAAACTATCAATCTTTGTAGGGCAGATGATGGTTATTTAACTGCTTGTAGTGGATGGGAAAACTTAATTAAAGTAAAGAAAATTGTTCCTTACACCTTTTGTATTCCTCAACATCTTTGGGACCATATTAAAAATAGACAGCCTTTTGAATACGATATGGCTTTGCGGTTTGGAATGGAATTTGATTTAAGAGAGATTGAAAAAGGTACTCCTGGCCTAATTTATACTGAGTATTTTCATACAATGATGTATCTAAGGTTTGCTACCTACTTATATAGAATTGCAACTGATAAGGCTCTTACTGCTGCCACAGAGCTTTTGAAAGATAGCTTCAAAATCAGGGTAGCTGCTCACTATAAGAACTTAGAAGATATTATTGAATTGACCCCAGCAGGATATGGAATTTTTGATCAAGGCAGATACACTGCTTTGGCAACAAATAACCGAAACAATAGAGGTCCTATAATGATAGGGCACAGATTATATCAAATGATTTTTAAGAAAAAGTGGAATAGACAGGCATACGAACTCTGCAGAACCGAATATGGCTATCAAGTACCAACTTCTGAAGAAAATGAAATACTTAACTCGAAAAATTGGTAATATTTTATGAAAAATTTAGTTATTTTCTTAATTAGCTTAGCTATGGTTGGTTGTAGCCATGCAGATAATTCAAGCGTAAAGGAACGAGAAGCTGAAATTAGTAAGGCGCTTGCTTCAAGAACTATGGCCATTGGAGATGATATAGCTCAATCTCGAAGATTATATATAACAGCCTATAACACCATTAATACCAAATCTGAGATGACTAACGAGCTTCTTATCTATACGGTTCGTAAAGTTGACTCATTAATTGGTAATTATGAAACAGATAAAGATAGCTTCGAAAATGATATTAATGCCAATAAAAAAATTTCGTTAGAAGCAGTAGATGGGCTTTGTATTATGAATAAGTTTCTTCAGAAATACTCAACACTTATTGATTTAAAGAAAGCTCCGCCTAGCATCCAAGAAAGTACAAGACGTGCTTTATCTTATCAACCACTTTACCTAAAAAGACTTAGTTCAGATAAGGACTATTTAGGTCAATTACAGTGCATCAATTTAAAGTAGAGCATAGAAAAAAGCCCTGAAAATTCAGGGCTTTTTTTAAATCGCTTTAACGCAAATAGTGACATTTACATTGCTATTAATTGTATGTGCCGTACAACCACATAAAAGAAAGCTCAGTAATAGTATCTTCATTAGGCTTCAGAAACCCTAGTAGCTGTCACGCCACTTAATTGCGGTAAGTTGTAACGTTTGCTAGCTGGTTGAGTTGTACGACCATACCATCTGAATTCTTGAAAGTCAGAGTCATTATAAAGTGCATAACAAACTTTATTAGACTGATTGCCTCCAAGGCATACTAACTTTCCAGACTTTTTGTCACGGCCAACTACAAAACAAACATGCCCACCACCCTTTCGAGTTTTAATAGCTACACAACCGTAAGCGGGTTTAGCTAATTTTGTACCATAATTCACATAATCCAATGCACGGTACCAATGCTTAGGATAAGCAATTCCAGCTGATTTCAAGCAATGTGCAACGAAGGTCCCACACCAAGCCGTTTCATCGTCAGCCCACCAAGCCTTTAGCTCCGAGAGCCATTTTAAAATAGTTGGGTTATGCTGTTTACCAGGTATTTCTTGAAGGCCAAGATGCTTTTTTGCTTCTGCAATCCAAGCTAATTCATCAGGCTTTGTTGGTGTTGGGATATTCAATAAAGAATTGATCCCTACTAACTGGCCTGTTAATTGCGGGCCATTAAGTCGTGGTTGAGAAATTTTCTTTCCAATCCATGACAGAACAAGCATCAAAGTACCAGTAACAAATGCATGATATTTTTCAGGAATAACTTCATAATCAACACCCCATTGTAGTGCTGGCAATAAAATTAGCATGATGAATGCACCTACGGCGGGTAACTTAACAGATAGATACTGCCAAGCATTGTTTTCAATTAACTTCATTCATCTTTCCTCTTTCGTAAATTATCTTGCTCTAGAGCTTCTAAAGCTTTGATTCGTAATTCGCTTTCTTTTTCACGTAATTCACTTTCTTTACGTTCTCTGCGGTCACGTCTCCACTGAAAAATGAAACTTATGAATAGGCCAACAACAGCCACTATTGCACCTGTATAGCTCAACCAATTAATTGAAGTTAAAGAACCAAATGCGCTTGCTAAACCACTCCAGAAGGTAGTTTTATTAGCAAAAGTTGTGACTGTGACTTCAATTGCCTGATGATCAGACATGACCTATTCCCCACGTTTCATTTGGAGCTATTTTTGCAAGTGTTATTGTTCTAAATAGAGTATGGTTCCAAATACAAAGCACGAAAAAAGTCTAAATTAATCAGACTTTTCTACATGAAAACTATCGGCCTCTACTTGCTAGGGCATTTAATCCCTTAATGACTTCTTGACCTAATTTTAAGAATACGTTATGACGTTCAATTTCATTTTCTAAATACTTCTTGCGGTTTTCCCATGCTGATGAATTGAAGTAAGTACTTTCAAAACTCAAAGGCATTTTTAATGCATCCGATAAAGGCATTGGGCAGTTTTCAGAAATACTACTTGCTGTCTCAAGCAAAAGATCGGTCCAACTCTTTGATGATTCCTGTAAAGATGGAAGCGGTGCGAAATCGTGCAGGCGCGTCATCTGCACCTCTTTCCACTAAAATACCGTGGTTATCAACGCTTAACCGTAAATGAGTAAATAACTCATTGTTTAAATTATTAAAGTCTTGATAGCACAAATCAAAATCACTAGCTGGCATTTTCTTAATAAAATCTAGCCGCTGCTTAAATCGTTCTTCAAATAATTTAGGATTTGTTCTATCCGGTAATAAAGCTAAGTGCTCATGATTAGAATAACTCAACTGAAAAGCCATCATGCAGGCAATCCATTCAGCGACATTCTTACAATTTGCCTCTAAGAACTCCGCTTCCATTCCAATAAGCTGTCTAACCGTAATTCCATTTTGCGTAGTTTCAGTTTTCCAATTATTTTCTGATTGAAGGAAAACTTTAGACCAGTCAGTGTTCACCTCCAACATAGTATTACTTTGTTTCTCAAGATACTTAAGCAGCAATAAATACCGCTCTTGAATTGTTAAAAGTAAAGGATCCACATTATCTAAAACTGACTTCACAAAGGCTGAAAGTCTTTTTTCATTTAAATTCGGGGCAATGATCGAAATTTTAAGACATTGCTCAAAACTTAATTCATGCATTTGAAAAGTACTATCGCCTATTGGCACCGGATCAAATGTAATCATTATTTGACTCCATACAATGAGTAAATATCTTTCGAATCCCATGCAGTTCGACTCAACAAACTAATATTGACGGCCAAACTTAACCGGTTCCCCTTTTCATCAATGGGCGCGACAATTGGCGCGGAAACGCTTTCAATAATGAAAGGCTTATAAGTTTTGCCGTGAGTAGTAAGAGATACAAACGGTGGAATGACACCTGAAAACAAGCCTTCTAAAGTAGTATTTGAATCATTGACAACATTCTGCAGTGTAGACTCAGAAGATAATGATACTGGTACGCTCCAAGCCTCCAACTGCATGATCTTGTCTTCAACTTCGGATTTTGCATCACTAAAGGCCAAGAAAAAGATTGATAAATTAAGACGTACTGATGATGTTGAAAGGAATACTTGAGTTGTATTTACTTTGGTTAAATTAGTTCGCCCTTCAACGCTCTTAAGCGCATTTTCAGCCGTTGCTAAAGGTCCTGATGCCATATCGCTTAATGCAGAAATAAAGGGTGAGTTTTCTCCTAGAGTAGCTGCAGCTTGAAGCATTTGCCCAGTTTGCAAGTTAGCCATCAACATAGGCATCTTTAGTTCTGGATTGCTATTTTCAAATGGAGTTTGCCATTGACTCTCAATACTTTTGTCGCCGTCTGTCAACAAAGCACGAATAACTGGTGATGCTACTGGGTTACCATCTTTATCACAAAGTGAAAATTCAGCATATTTATGCTTTGAAATTGAGCCATAGAAAGGATCTGATTCAGTACTGGGCAACTTTGTTTTAGCTGTATTGACAGCTGGTGCATAAGCTAAAGCTTTGGACATAAAAAAGCCCTACCATAAAAGATAGGACTATTATTTAGCAATTCACTTTATTAACGAATTGCTAGTTCCAGATATTAAATAATTGATGGACTGAAAGACTCTGAAAGTATTTCAAAAGCTTGTTTAGAATTTAAATTACGAATGATCGCTCGTCTGAAAATATCATCTTCAGGAATCGGCGTATATATAAGTTTACCATTTTGAATTGGGAAGTATAATTCAATTAATTTGTCATCAGTATATGATTCAAAACCAGAAATTTTATGAATATCAAAACTTTGAACTAGCTCCCCATTATAAGTAATATTTAATTGAAAAACACTGATTTTAAAACTATGCATATCCTGTCTAAAGGCATTTTTAATCGCTGAAATAGTGCGATCACGACTATCATCGGCAACTTGAGTCTCATTTATTAAATGAAATTTCAAATCAATATCGTCTAATGCTACATATGTTTCAGCATTTTCAACCTTATAAAAGCCCGTATTAGCTAATAAATTCTTTAACTCTTCAAATTTCATATTTTTCCTTTAAATATAATAAATTAATGAATCTTAATATAATAAAGTTATTCTATTTAAAATGTAAACAATACAAAAGAGGTATAAGTTTTCTTATACCTCTTTTTTAAATATTTAAAAGATTTCTAAGCTGCTAGACTAGTGCCATTCTCTTGCTCAAATTCATCAATCTTCTTGATGATTTCTGCAGACTTATTATAAGGCATAACAATTTCATCAAACTCATTCACTTCCGAACCCCAGAATTTGAGCATGATATTCTTGATCTGAGGTTTATCAACGCCGTCACCATTGAAAACATACTTACTACGTTCAGTTCTGACATAAAGTTCGTACTTAGCAAGCTGCTCATCAATACGTAGTTTTCTAGGAGGCATTGCGATATCACGAATTTCTGAAAATAGATCCTCTACACTTGTAAGGTGCGTGAAGTCTAATTCTCGTGTTTTTGGAACATCATTAGAGCCTGCATGTTTTTCAATAATGATGATACGAGTTGAAACGGCGGTACCAGCATTTTTAAAGGTCGATTGAGGCAACCAGATTTCAGCTGTCAGAATTGCACCAGGTGTACTATCAATAAATTCGTCCACTTTAGAATCCATCGAACCACGTGGTACCAAGGCCACAATCCGACCACCATCATAAAGATGACCAAAAGCCTTCTTGATATGTTGAATTGCCAAAGTGCCAGCATGACCAAATGGCGGATTCATCACAATCGCATGGTACTTATTTAATGATTCTAAAGATTCGAATGTATCAACAATTACTTTAGCACCTGTATTTGCCATTTGAGCACGACTAGCTAAAGACTCAGTCGGTTCAATCATTGTCAACTCTACATCCTGCGGAACAAAACGACCAATAGCTCCATCACCAGCACTAGGCTCAAGCACAGAATCGCCAGTGTGTACCCCTGCCCATTCAATCATTTTGAATCCTAGAGGTTCAGGCGTTGCATACCATTCCTTACCTTCGCGGTTATTACGACTTTCAGAACGTTTGCCTTTGGCATAGTAGAATGTTAGTGCTTGATCAAATGGGGTTAACTTAGCAATACGGGCATTTTCTTCATCATATGCTTTACCGCCAATACCATCATTTAGACTTGGCTCTTCATATTTAGCTTCTTCATAAGCCTGAATTAACGCTTCTTTGATACTTACTACAGCATCAGCACCTTTTGCAAAGTTATCTACTGTTTCTGCGCGTCCAGCAATCGTGTCTGCAAATGCAGCCCGTTCCCATGCAGTACCAGTAGTCAAGTATCTCTGAATAGCATTTGATGCTTGTCCGGTTCGATAGATACGCCCTTCCGTCTGTCTCAACTTGGCTGGCTTTGTTGGTTGACCAATATTAATGAGTACTCGCTGGTGTTTACCAGTTGTATCATGCAAGCTAATCCCAGTAGAACCAGCATCTGACTGCAGAATGAGAATATCGTGCCCGCTATCATCAGTATTAAATAACGCTACATTAGTTTCACGTTGTTGCTTTGAAAGACGGCCATTAAATAAAAGAGCATTAGGAAATGCATTCTTTAAAGTTTCAACAGGTGAATCATAATCAAGATTGAGATTTACTAGATCCGGTCTATTTTCTTTGAATGCATTATATTCAAGCTCAATATCTTCTCTAAGTGGGCTTTCATATTTTTCGATATCAAGCTTACTAATCAAGAAAGGTGCAAAACCACCGCCCTCGTTATAGTCATGAAAAATTACTACTTTACGACCTAATGCTAAGTGCTTTTTCACCATATCAACACAAGCTTCAGCTTTAATAGCTTCTAACAAACGGCGTCTTGCTAAGTAATCAAAGCGTTTTGCAATAATTTCGTATATGTTTTTAAATCGGTTGCCAGTGAATAGCCGATCATATTCTTGCATAGAGGCATGACGTCCCCAGCCTGTTGTTGGTTTACCAGTTTGAGCAGCCCATTCTTCAAAAGTTCGTGTTTTGTGCCCTTCTATTTCTTTATAACCATTGCGAAGATAAGTTAAACCTTCATCAATAAGTTCACCAACACGAGAGCCAATTAGAATGAATTTACGATCATAGTCAAAATTTACTTCTAAATCCCGCCCAGACATAGCACCAGTGTTTTTAAGATTTTCGGCGAACTGTCTTTCAAGTACACCTGTATCCACCTTTGCTTCTGGTCGCGTCAACTTACCATATCGCTTTCGATATCCAAGATTTCCCATATAGAAGTGCTCTCGAGCCTTACTAAAGCCTTCAGCTAAATTACCTTGGTCATCAACAGATACTGAAGGAGACATATAATCAAATAAATAGCCTTCCGCCCAATCAAGTGAAAAGTGATAACTAAATGGCGTAGCAGATAAGAAAACAACTTTGACCTTACTTTTCTGGTGTTTCCAATTCAAATTCCAGATCTTTCGTTGTTCATTTCGAAGGATCTGCATTTTGTTATAAGCACTTAGGTATTGTTCTGTTTCTTTACCATCTTCATCGAGCTCTTCAATTGGCATCTGATCAGCAAATTTATCTTCAAACCATTCACTAAAACCATGCAAATGCCCGGTTAATGCTCTTAGTTTGTTTAATGCTGCAGTTGCTTTACCATCGGATGATTGCGATAGAGTATGTGCCTCATCAATTAATATCAGGTCCCAATGTTTGTGAACTAAACTTTTATTTTGTCCAAAATTAGCAAAGGTTGTGACCACGACTGTGTGTTCATCACCGCCGTTATCTTTAATACTTTTTAATTTGTAAGCTTTGATATTCAACGGACTTGAGCTTTTTACAAAGTCATTTGCAATCTTATCATTCAAGGTAACAATCAAAATATTCTTGAGACCAGCATTAATAAAACGCTTTGCCACTCCAAGCCCAGTAAAGGTTTTACCTGTACCAGTGCCGTTAGTAAAAAGAATACCCTTCTTATTTTCCTCAATTAACCGCTTTTCAGTTTTTAAAACATCACCACGTTGTGCCAGTTGCAGATATGGCAAAGCTGCGTCAATATTTGAAGCATCGCTCCAAATTGTTTCTACATTATCTGCTTTTAATTGAGCTTCTAGCTTTTCATCTATGGCAGCTCTAACTGATTTAGCAGATTGTACAATTGATCGATCTCTTGCTCGTTTAAGAGATGATCTCTTACCAGATAGTTCACCGCCTCCGCTGCTGTTAATCCGGTTAGTACTGGCTCTACTATTTCCATCTGAAGATTCATTTCTTGGATTTCGGACGCTAGATAAACTTGCATCATTACTTTTTGATAAGCCAGAATTACTGTCTCGGAGTACCCCAATTTCTCCATCATTTCTGATTGCTTCTGAAGCCTCAAATTCATCATTTCCTGATCCAGTTGTAGAAACAATTGGTCCTCTGGATCTGAGACGAAATTCGCCAACTGATTCCACATCTGAATTGGTATTTGATACATGTAAGAATAATCCTTTTACAAGTTGCTGATCTTCTGAAAGAAGAGAGTCTGGAATAGCTTTAAGATGTTTTGAGCGTACAAGAATTTCACCCTGATAATAAAAGGCATAGGGGTCAAACTCTTTAGCTTTGGTTAATTTGATGCCTTTAAGACCAATAACCTGTAATGTTTTATTCTTTTTAGTGGTGTAAGCCTTTAGCTCTTTATCGCAAGCAAAAAGACTGACAATAGTCTCTAGCTGTTCAATAACATTTCTGGAACTATTATTAAGGTGTTGGATAACTGATTCATCAATGTTTTTGATAGCCTCGTTATATAAGACTTCAATAACTTCATCCAATTTTGGAAAGTCACTTTCTTGACGGGCAAAAGCTAAAGCTTGCTTTGCTACAGACAAGTTAAGTTCTATTTGCTTATGGATTATAAGAAGGAAAAATCGAGCAATATTGCTCTGATAATGCATGAAATCAATCATGTAATAAATCGCAACCAATACTGTGTCTTTAGTGATTGGTTTGAGCTTTAAAATGGACATATATCCCTCAACATAGGAACTTTACATTCCTATGTTGAATGATCGTAAGTATCTAATTTTTAGTAGGTTCCAGATCTAAACATCTAATTCTTCGAAAAGAATGTCATTAATTTTGTTCCCTTCATGATTTTCTTTGTCATTACTTTGATCAATTTTAGCTTTCAAAGCACTGTGGAAACGTTCAGCTCCCTCTTTCGTTAATCGAATTATTTTAGGGCTACTTGAACTGCTGGAATCAACCAATGAATCGTACATTTGCACACTAATGAAATCATCACCAAGCACTTGTTGTGCATATTGGATAGCATCTTTTACACTTACTGGTTCAGGTTCACCAAACAATCCTACATTGCTGCTATCTAAAGCTTGTTTCTCTGCAAATTCAGCTAAAGCTTTAAATAACATACTCATTTTTTTTGAACTGCGGCTATTCTTGGCGAGAAATACGGCGAGCTCAGCAACACCTTCTCCTAGATCCTCAAAAAGCCCTTGCTGCTTTACAAACTCAACAATATCTTGATCATTTTGCTTTGCAGATAAAATTGTATTTGCTGCATCAATAATTGCATTAGCAACACGTTGATCAATGGCTTGCTCCATTCCATCAACGATTTGATCTGATATATCTTGAACATTTCCACGACTTATGGCTTGCGCTTCAATAAATTTAGGGGCAGCAACACCAAGCGCATTAAGCATATTTTGAAGATCTGGTTTTGTATGATCAGCCATCATTTCTAGCAAACGATCATCATTGTACGCTTTACTAAAAATTGCGGCCTTGATTCTGTTTATCAGTGCTTGTGTTGGTTTTTTATCTTTCGTTGTGTACTGGGCAGCTTCTGTATCACCTAATTTACTTAAAAAACCTTGAATAAACTTTTGATTACTTACTGCTAATAAATCGCCATCTTCACTCGGATTAAAAAGTGCCAGTAAATTCTCATCTAAACGTTTAGCATCAGCTTTAGCACGTTCAGTTGCTGTAAAAGACAACTTATCATCTTGGTTAGCATCTATTGCAAATTGAGCTCTATCAATCTCGGTTGTACGAATACGTATCAAAATCGGTTGAGCTATTGCTTGGACCTGCTCACTACTAAAGCCAAAGTAATCGGCTTCATCAATCAACCATTGTTTATACTCATCTGCGGTACCGCGCTCATAGGCAAGCTTGATAGCCATTGTTCGACCATTTCCTGATTCTACAACTAAATCATCACCAGTTATCGGTGCTCCCGTGTCTGCCCGACCTGAGCGGCCTAGGCTTTCGGGGTCTAAATCATTAGCAGTTTTCTGTACCCATGCTTGTGAGGATTCACGACTACGATCTCGTGGCTGCAATTCTTGCGGATAATTAGGGTTTTCCGCACCAGTTGCTGTATGAGATGCAATTACTTGATCAATATCAACTAAAGCGAATACAGTAGAAATCTTTTGTCCTTTGGCTGTTTTCACATTATTAGTTCTACCCTTCAAAAGCCCAGTAAAGGGCTGTTTAGGTTTAAAGAAACTAATCATTTGATCAATTACAACTAATGGATTCTTAGCAATATCTTGAGTAGAAATTAGATTTAAAGTTGTCATTAGATATTCTCCGCTTCCATTTTTTGCACTTGATTCAAGAGTTCTGTCACCGCTGGAATAAGAAGTGGATCATTTAAGTCTTTTTCTGCTTCATCTCGAATTTGCTCTAATAACTCAAGATTAACTTTAACCTGCCCTTCAATTACTGAACGGTAAAGTTGATTACCTTCATCATTTGTCGTACTAGGCTGAAGATCTTCAACTTCTGTCGGAGCATTTAGTTCTTTAGATTCATCATTATCTGAATTTTGGGCTGGCTCTTTATTACTGAGGCGATCCGCTAAATGTTCATCTGCCCATGCTCTTGAATATTCATAAAATGCTGTTAAATATTCTGGTGAACCTTCGGCCCCATTCCAGTTTTTTAAGAATTCACCACGGCGATCTGAAACCCAAGCCATAAAGTCTATGTTGTTAGAATCTTCAGGATTTTCCAAAGTGTCTAACCATGCTTGCATCATTTTGTTTTCAGCTATACCAGCTGCACGTGCAGCTAAAACTTCTTCATCTCTTTTTTGTTTAGCTTCATTTTCGGCATCAATAAGTTTTTTTGCTTCTAATTCTGCTTGCTGTTGAGCCAAAGCCTGGTCATCTAGTTCAGAAATCCATTCACGTGCCCAAACTACCGCATCAGAGTCCCCCTCTAGAGCCTTATTGATACGTTCAAAGAATGCTTGGTAACGTAAACCATCTTCACCTGCCCATTCAGGATCAGCATTTAAACGCTTTAAATCGGCTTTTAAACGTGCGGCTTCTTCATCAGAAATACTATCTGGTAACTCATTATCGAGACTATTCTCTTTAATGATTCCTTCATTTTCCTCAGATTGCTTGATTAACAATGTATTTTGCAACTGATCCAATTCATTTAATAAATTGCAAATTTCTGCACTTAAAGAATTTAATTGACTTTGTTTTTGCTCGAGACGTAGTTCAGCATCTGCTAAAGCCTTGGCCTTTTCTGCTTTTTTAGATTGTAACCGCTTAAAACGATTACTATTTTGGTTAATCAACTTCATAATTCGACCAGCGAGAACTGGAATTGATATTCCTTCTCCCTGATTAGGCTGAATTGCAGCCGTAATATCCCGATTGTTCATTAAAATCTTCCATGAAATTAATGAATCTGCTGGACTAATTTTTTTTGATAATCGATCTGGCTTATGAAAAAGGATTGTGAAGTTTTGGCCATCATCAAAATCATAAGTAAGAGCAATTTGAAGGACTTTTTTATGCTTAAAGGGCTTACTTTCCGTAACGTTAACGATTTTGACGCCAGTTTTTGAAAACTGATCCATAGAGTGATGCAAAATTGCAGACAGCTGCTCTAAATGCTGGTAATCAACGATAATAGAGTCGTAAAGCGCTTCTTCTACGCCTAGACTAGATAAAAGTGTAGGTAACCCATCAAATTTACTCAATAATTGGCTGTGATCATCATTTCGTTGCATATCTAATAACAACTTAGAAGTATCACCCTCATGAGAAATTAAATTGATTCCATCCCATTCAGGTTTTTCAGCTGCTACAACATTTTGTAATTGTTCTAGTTGCCATCTTTGAATCGGTTTTGAACCCGTCAAATTAAATTGTTGTGATGATAAATGGCGCTTAAGTCCAAATTGATTTGTTTCAATAACATCTGTAACACTAGCATCAAACATTCGGCCAAATTGCAGTATCGCTAAATCAGCTGCATGCTGGTCATCGATAGCGCCTAATACCGCAACAGAATCAAACGCATCTATCCCACCCTTTTTACCTTTTAAATTTACAACACGCCAGAAATCATTTTCCGTGTAATCTTCAGTGACTAAAGCATTAATTTGACGGTAATCACCCTTAATAAACCCAATTGAACAAGCACCACTATTCACCATAGAGTCAAAACCATGTACTAATCGGCTTTGATGTGGTGCGTGTGTTTGAATGAAAATTGATTTAACACTCACGGAGTTATCCTCATTTTAGTTTGAGGATATTTTCTCAAGTAGGTGAATCTATAAAGGCAATGAGTTCCATAGCTTATTTTAAGTTGGGAAACATTTTGATGAAATTTAAAGTAACAATGGCATGTGCTTTATTAGAGGCATCAAGGGGCAAATTGCCTGCTTGAAGTGAAACTAGATGCTCAATTTCAAATTGGTTTTGATTTCTTGCAGCTTTATCAAAAGCATATATTTTTAATCTCATTAAGTATTCAATTGGTGGCGGCTGAGTACCATCCTTATTAAACATTATTTCTTTTATAGCTTTAGCACTATTCGCAATAGCTGCTTCTTTAGTCTCAATAAATGAAATGCTCAACTCATTTGAAGCATTACCAGTTACATGGTTGAGTTGAAAATGCCCCACATGCACTGCATCGGTTTGGGCATCTAGTAGTGATACATCTACATTATTGGCTAACCAAGCAACTTTGTTTGAAGGATCAAAAATTGGAATATTTGCTTGAGCAATTTTACTGTTTGCACGGTACGGGCGAATTTCAATTCCAAAATGTGCAGCTGAAAGTGTACCTAATGCGTAAAGTTCCTGATAATGGGAAACAGCTCGATCCACTGTTAGACCAGACCATAAGACAGGATTTTTAGCAAAACGATCTTTAAACGGATTTAAAACGTTTCCAAAACTGTTATTTATAGTTTTATTCTGTGTTTCGTATTCAAAAAAAGCCATTATTCTTCATCCTCTGGAAATTTACGGCTCTTAGCAATACTTTCAGCTAATGTTAATGCTTCCTCATATTTCATACCTGTATCGCGCTCAAGAATGTACGCCATAATATCTACATCTAAATTTGATTCTTTCAATGATGCGATTACTTGTGTTTTAAGTAATGTTGTATTCATTCTTGATTGAGCATTGTTGATTTCTTCCGTAGCTGCTGCAGTTTGGTTTGAATAATATTCAACTTGCCAAGGGTAATCTTCAGGCTCAAATTGTTCGTTATAAGCAAAACCCCAATCCAAGTGAAGAATTTGATTAATCCCTTCGGAAGCTGCTGTTCGAATGTCTTGTGACCTACGCATGATTTGTGCAGAAGTATGGAATGCTCCACCTTCTCCAATACCACCAGTTAACATGTCAGCCCACCCTACCATACTTGGGTCTAGACCTATACCGCCCATTAACAAACGGACATTAATCATGAACTGTTCAATATTAATAGGTGAGCTTCGTTGATTCTTGATATCACCCACTGGATTTAGAACTTGTTTTTCATCAAATACTGGAAGCATGTGAAAAGCAGTATTCCAGACTGCTTCACCACCTGATAAAGCATCACGGACATAAGCCTCATGATTTTTGAGTAAACCTTCTAAACCACGGATATAGGCTTGACGTTGTGCTGGCGGCATTCCTGACATATTTACTGTCAAGAACATCTGATTTACGGTATCTGCAATTTGCTGGCTATTCATTGATGCCAAAGCGAGGATTACATCATCATAAATATCTTCAATCTCATAAAGAAATGAGCCGCCTAAATGCGCTGGTAAGATTGGTAGCTCATCTGGATCATCACCCTCCAACATTTTCGTGACAAGACCAGTTTCAACAAGCTCATATTGAGCAATATTGCTCATACGGGGCATTTTGAAACGTACCATTTGAATAGTATTCAGTTTGGTAATAGTTTTTTGCCAATTACGAGGATCTAAACAAAAAAAGGCGACAGTCTTACTGCCTTGTTCGAACGGTTGTATTAATGGCGGATATGTATACTCATTGCATACGAGGTCAATTACACCTATATCTTTTTTCCCATAAATACGTGCATAGGAATCACCGAAAGAAATAGCATCTCGGGCAAGTTTGCTTAAATACTTATTGATAAGCTTTTCCATCTTTACACGGCGCTCATCTAGTTGTTTTTTTAGTTTTTCAGCTGCTGGTCCATTCGCCTTTTTTAACCGTTCTGCGGGCGTAATAAAGACTTGTTGGCCGCTATAAGAATCTCCGCCTAAGGCTGCAGAAACATGAATCCCCATACCCTCTGCGATAGGTGCAAAGCGTAACATTCTCTCCCATTTAGTAAGAATTTCTTTTCGAGTACGCTTCTTATTGGCTTTGGTTTGGTTAGTCCCAAGTGAAAACGGAGCCATAGTTTCATATAGCTGCGCTGTTGCATCCTGATTAGACGTATCGAATTGCTGATCATATGAATTAACATTTTCACCGAGTAACAACGATAAGAACCGAGAAGACATAACTAAGCCAAAATACCTAAATAATTAAGTATTTTGATGACTAATAATTTTTAACTTTTAGATGGGTTCCAAAGTTAATTGGAACCGTACAGATTCCATTAATTAACTGCATGCAATTCTATCTGAACAAATTTCTTATCTAATTAGAGGAAAAGCTCATGGCCGAAGTTAAAGTATTTAATGCTTTGGATATTGAATTAGCTCAAAAAACCCAAGACATCGTCAATGCGCAACGTTTTAACAACCGTCCTGCTTTCAAAACATTAAATCTAGGCTGGGATTTAGAGACTGGGTCGGTAGCAGTAAATTACACATTTGTAGAAGAACCACCAGTTAATGATCAGCCTGCTTAAACATGAAAGCCCCTAATAAGGGGCTTTTTAATAGCCAGTAATATCAACTATTAAATGACTATGAAATGGAGAATAGAGACTAGCTGAAGTATTCATACCATTAGCTAGTATCGTATATCCCCGAAGGATCTTACCTGAGAAAGTTGGATCACTATATGAGTTAGTCTTTATAGTACAGTATGAATGCATATAAGAACTCAAACCACCAGCTCCCCAATAATATTCATAATGAGCTGGACAAGCTAAAGCCAAGCCATAAGTCTTATTAGCATTATAATCAGGTATATCTGATAACCATGAGCTAAAATAATTTGCACTGCCTTTTAAATAAAAAGTTTCTGCTTTAACTACTTTTAAAGGATTGTGGGAGTTAGAAAATACAATCTCACCTTTACCATTCTTAATTAGTAATTTTGGCGAATGACCACTTTCTAATAAAGTAATTAATCCAAATACATAATAAGTTGCTTTTGTAAAAGGAAAAGTATTCTTATATTTAAATCCTCCTTGGTCGTCTAAGGTGTCAAAAATTACAGTTATTTTCCAATTATTTGTGGAAGTTTCTTCATATCTGACCTGCATCACAGAAACGCCTGTAAATACCACAATTGGTCTTTGTAAAGATGTAACATTCAAAACATGACACTTAACGTAACCAGATACAGATAGCACTGCAGGAGGTAATGGGTCTGAAGAAGCGACTTCCCTAACAAACTTATTTATAAGGTGAAAGTTTCTATAGCTGTCGTCAATTATTGTCACTTTATTATCATTGAGAATTTTGATGTATTCAGCCATTAGCATTTACCTATATGAATACTAACCGTTTGCTGAAAAGCTGTATTGTAATAAGCTCTACAATCATAAATTAATAAATAAGATGAAGTATCATCCATTTGATTAAGTATCTTATCGCCCAGCTTAGCCTCAATAGCCATAGCTTTAGTCAAAATGGCACATCCCATACCATTTGAATAAGACTCAACTACAGCACTATTGGCAGATAACACTTCACCAGAAGCTACATAAGCCCACCATCTTGGATGATTTTCAGCAGTATCTAGTTTTCGTACAATTGTGTCCATAGATGAACCTTTCGGGAGGACAACACTTAACGTTTCTGTATACATACTAAGATTAGATGTTAGATCAAGGACCACGTTGCCACCGAGGTCCCTTAATAAGAATGTAGCCATTTATAAACCAATATAAATTCTCTCAATATTGTTATCGTCATATAACTTTAAAGCGGTCCCTGAAATGACCATTCTTGCTTTTTGAGGCTGACTAGGATCTTTATAAGTAATTAAAGTCCCAAGTTCACCAGTTATGGCACTTAACTTGTCAACATTGAATAATTCAGCTGTAAGAGACTTGGCCTTAAAGTTTGCGGCTGTCAAATTCTTAATAAATACATCACTGTTCATCAAAACTTGATTGTCTTGGATTATGAACGGCATATATTTAGTAGAAGAAGAACCAGTTGTGAAGAAAATTCTATCCGCTTGGAAACCTATTGAGCTGAGCACAGTTCCATTTGTTTGCTCACTGACCATAGACATACCAGTAAACACACCGTTATTGTCCATACCCATTACGTATTTACCTTTCACACCATCAATCAAGTCAGCTTGTGATTTAAGCTTGATAGCATTTTGGCCGTAAACAGAAACCAAAGTTTGTAATGCACCAGCATATGCCCCCACATCAGTTGTATATGTGGTTTTGAAATTTTCGAAATCAGCTATGTTGTCAGCATCTTCAATATCGATAAAGTCTAGATCCACTTCACCAGCTTTACCTGAATAGTTACCAATGAATACAGGTGTAAAGAAAGCAGCTTTGTTTGCGAATGTTTTAGGGCTTAGTAGAGTGCCAGCACCTGCACTTGCACCAGCAGATCGGCCCTTAAAGTAAGCGGTACCAGTTATCCAAGTTCCCAACGCTGGTGCGGTACCTGCAACTAAATAATGACTTGAACCGATATCATTGATTTCAGAGTTATCTTGAGCAATATATTTTGTTTTATTGGCGTTTTGACAGGTCGCACCAACATAAACAACTCCGGTACCACTTACACGGCGGAATCTATACTTAACTCGGTAATATTTATTGTCATCGATAGGCAAAGATGTGAACCAATTTAACCAGGCTTCATCATTACCTACGTTATTACCAATTCTTAGTGCATATCCTCCACGACATGTTGCATCTGCAACTAAACTAAGTTCAGTCTTATTCCCACTTGGTGTTTTTACTAACCAATCTTTTTGCCATGTTTCGAGTACTGAAGCCATGATCTTTTGACCATTTGCAGAATACAGTGCAGACATTCTTTCTGTTGAAGATGCGATTGCTTCATTCGTCTTGGTAGACGTCATGTAATCACGCTCTAATGTCGCTTTTGTAGTAGAAGCTATGTCCTTGGCAGTATCAGCTATTTCTTTAGCCTTCTCCGATATTGCACGTACTAATGCTTGTCGTGCATTGTGCACGTTAGCAAAGTTAGTAATGAACTGGTTTCGGTCAATCGTACTAGTTACATTCATATTTGCGAATAAAGCTGCCAAATATGTATTTAAAGTACTAAATGCCGTTGCATAAGCAGCAGAAGATATCCCATATGTGACCGCCTCAGCTCGCAAGCTTGCATCAGTTTGATAAAGTGTATCCCAAACCAACTTCGCCTGTTTTTTCTCAACTGGTGTGAGTTTATTATCAGCAGCAATATCACTTAACTGAGCCATTGGAACATCCACTTTGGCTTGTGAACCTGCAGTGGTTTCCATCATTGAAGTCACTGTAAACGGCGTAACTGACTTATAAACTGATAAATCTGTTTCAATGGCCGCCGTCCAGCCATCTTTAAAGTAATCTGGCGGATTTGTATGAGTAATAGTGGCCGACTCAACTGTAATTGCTGGGTAAGACCAAGCATCTTTTTTGGTAATTAAGATGCACACCTTATTATTGCTATCTAAAGCTAAAGCTAGACCTTTAGTCGTAGCATTACTTTCATCTAAAGTGATACCAAAAGAACGAGAGGTCATATTCGAATAAAATGGCACTGTTGACGTATATGCATAAAATGCCAAATCCAGATCGAAAATATTATCTTCTTTGTTATTGTAGTTATAACCAGAAATTTTAACCTTGGTCATGTACGCACCAACTGTAATTGGTGTCTTAATAACCAATGTACCCGAAGTAGTGATTGCTTGACGCCAAGTTAAAGGCTTAACGAAAATTTTCCCTGCACCTGAACTCAATGGCTGCACACTCATAGCATTGGTATATTCAGAAGTAATTTTCTGTGAAGATGCTGCAATTGCACGCTCAACATTAGTATTTGTTATATCCGCATTCAAAATATAAGCGCCGTTTTTACTGTCTAATTTTGAAGACATTTCAGTAAGTTTGGCAGCCCAAGTTTCTTTGAAGTTCGTTAATGTTGATATAGAGTCTGTGGCTGAAGAAACAAAGTCCTGTAAAGTCGGGTCAGCTGAAGCGTAATCAGTAACGTCATATTGCTCGATTTGGGCTAAGGTCCAAACTAAAGGCGCAGTAGCTGTTGGTGTAGATCCTCCCGCCACATAAACATGTCCTGAGTTAGAGAAAGAACCTACAGCACCACATTTAATCATTCGAATATATGTTTCGAATTTGCCTGTACCCTCAGTATTGCCAATGAATCGATCAATTGCCCCTGTCCCCATTGCGTTACCAGTATTCACCAATTTATATCCAACTGGTAGCTTGATTAAATACTTGATAACAAAAACAGCATTTGCACGGCCATAAACGAGTTGAACAAATCCACCCCATGTTGGGCTGGCAGCACCAATGGTTTTAATTTCAATTTCATAGGTTGATGTAGTTGGGTTATCAGCACTTTTCGCGACACGAGTAACTGTCACGTTCCCATTGCCGGCATTGTTATAGACAGATACACCATTGTTACCTTTTTTGAAATTTACGTCTCCCTGCAACAATTTTCCATTAGTAATCATCATCGCCAGCATTGTTGTGTTTTCTAATGCGGAACCAAGATTATTTGTACTTGTTTGAAGCTGAGAAATTTCAGTATTTCTAAGTGTAGCTAGATCCTTTGATGTTTGGTCAGCTGTAGCTTTTGTTGTTTTTACTACAGAAGATAAACCACCAGGTACAGTTGCATCATATTGTTGAATTTGCTGAGCTATAACCCCTTTATTTACATCAGCCTTGATAAAAGTATCTTCAACAAATTGAGCATTTTGTTTAAGAGACGATCTAAATCCGCCCTTAAAATTTGGCGCTGAATTACCCCGGCTAATAAACATATTAGTTACAGTAAATGTTCCACCAGATGGAGCATTATCAAACCGTAAACCCAATGGAATAGCTTCAAAAGCAGAGGCTTTTAAATCAGATGGGAAAATACCAGTAAGTTCTATTTCACCACTTGCAGCTACAACAAACGAAGGCAACCCTACACTATAAGTTGCACCATGAAATTGAATACTACATGTAGCGCCAACTAATCCTGCAGTTGCTGTGTATTTGATTCTCGCAACTATTGGATCACCCTTATCAATTGGAATTTCCTTGTGTTTATATTGCAGTTCCCAAACAGCTACAGTTCGGTTTGTACCAGTAGAAATACTTAAATTTTTAGTATCATCACCAAGTAAAATCCAGTTCTCTTCTGAGTAACGTAAAGTATCAAGTTGTGCTTTAAAAACTTTGATTTCCTCAGCAAATACTTCTTTCGCATCAGATCTTGTAATTTTTTCTTGAAGAATTTGTGCGTGGTTTTCTAAAACCTTTTGTAAGTTTCCACTATTGTTTGCCAGACCAATCGGGATACCACTAACTACTTGGACTGCAAGCATGATTTGCTTAGCCCCATTTGGTCCAGTATCTGGTGTTGCATGCAATTCTATACCACGACCTGAACCAATCCCCTTCTGACCAACTAAAATGTATGCATCCCGACCCGTTATTTGATCAAGTGTGAATGGATTGGCACCTAATGAAATTAGTGCATTCTTAACTGGTGCTAGGTTTACCCCAATACTGTCGTAGTTTGTAACGATAACAAAGGTGTCATTTGGAATCGCAGCAATAGCGTTACTCATTGCCGTAGCATTTGCTACAGCTGCATAAGTATCATATCTAGTTGAAGAAGCAATAGAACCATCAGCTGCTAAAACATGTACTGAAAAACCACGAGCTGAAGCTACTGATTTGATTTCACCCTTTAAGTTTTTAATCCCTGTGAAAAAGCCATTCCAGCCACATGAATAAACACGGTAATTGAAAACTTGACCAAGGTCCTGATTTAATTGTTTATAACTTGATTCCAAGTTATTAATAGACTGTGTGGTGTTCTGTTGATTATCACTAATAGTTGAATTAATTTCCTGAAACTTACCATCTACAGCAGTTTTATTATTGTCTACAGTAGATTTTAAAGTCGCATAATTCTCTGCAAGTGAAGTAATCTTCTCACCGTTTTTTTGAACATCCGCTTTAGTACCCTCAATTGCAGAAGCATTAGCTTCAAGATCCTTAATTAGTTCACGAGGATTTTTTCTAAAACCAGTGGCTAACTCACCTTTTTCAAGTTGCACTTCTCTAATTAAAAAGTCAGGAGCAAAACCTACTTGCGAATATAAAATTAAGTTAATATGCTGTAAATTAATAATATTTGTATCAAAGGTATAAGTACATAATGTTTCTTTATCAGTCGAAATGTTATTCCATGTAGTACCAATTTGGTTGTTACTACCTGATGAATCTCGACGGTGTATAATTAATAAAATTTGAGTCTGTGCAGCTGTCAACGACATTGCTTTAAATGACAATGTGTACTTCTGATTCATCTCTAAACCATCTGCCAATGTCAGAGTTTCAATAAACCCTTTAAAGTATGTAGTTGTATCAGTAGATTTAAAGTGCCCCCAAGTAGCACCTTTTGAATCTTTATAAACTTCAAGTAGATTACCTGCCACAGCAGAATTTTGACGCCAATTTAAGGTGCCTAAAGGGCTTGAGAAATCACCATTTTTAATAATATTATCACCACCACTAGTTGAAATAGCGGCTTTGATGATTTTACTTTCCTCTGCAATCGCTTGATTAGTCTCAGTTTTTGTATAACGAGTACTATCAAGAGTTGCTGAACTGTTAGTCCATAGATCACCAAATTTTTGACGAAATTTAGCTTCAAGGGTTTCAGTTGCAGAAGTTATTGCTTGAGCAGTATCTGCTTTAGAAGAGTAATCCTTAATTAGAGTTGAAGTACTTACCTTATCATTTAACGCTTTATTATTACCCTCAAAAACTTCTACCCAATGCACTGTAGTAGTGGCATTAGCATTTGCTGACGAATTTGGAAAACAAGCAAAATTAACAACCGTTGAGTCTGTTCTAGCAATTGTAGTTAAGGTAAATTCGAAAATGTCTTTACTAGCTGAAAAAATAGGCGCATCTGCATTAAATACATTAGCTCCGCCAATATATATACGCAAATTGGCTGCATTGTTCCCTCCATTATCAAAGGTAACTTTTGCTCTGACGGTAACAGTAATACCAGGTGCATTTAAACTTTTTGCTAAGGGATATGATATTTGTACATAACCACCCGTTTTGCTTTTTTCGACATTCCCCCCGACCACAATGTTGTCAAAAGCCTTTCCACCGATACTTGTTTTCAAAGCTTCGGTTGTAGTTGATATTGCGCTATCAACATCAGATTTAGTCATCCGGTCTGAAATTTGTTTAGCCTGTGCTGCCAAACCATTTACAGGATCATTAATTGTTGATTCTAAGTTTTGAGTTTTTTTAGCTAAAGCAGTACTTTCAGTAACATACGTTTGTTTAAATTCATTTAAATTTGCTGATACTTGATCGAATGCTGCATTGAAGTCGTAAGGACTTGCAATCCAATTATCTGTAGTTATGAATTCCCCTTTAACCAATACGGCCCAGTAAACAGTACCTACAGAATTTTTGTCTGCTGTAGGTTTATTAATCATATAGAATTGAATTTCTCTACCTGTGCCTGCAGAACTTTTTGTAAAAGTAACTTTATTAATTACTTTACCTGCACCTGCAGGGCAAGCTTGAACCCACTGACTTCCGCCACCAGCATATACAGTTAAATTAGAGTTTGTATCACCAGCACCTCGTGTATGCTCAGCACACCAAAGAAGTGTGTATTTTGCTCCTACTTCCCAGTCTTCCCCCACTTTATAGCGTAGATGAGGATATGAAACTCCATTGTAAGTTCCTACTACATTAGAGTTGATTAACAAATTCGTGCCAGCTGGTGCAGACTTGTTAAGATTTGCTGATAAGGTATTTGATTGTTCAGTAACTGCTTTAATCTGTCCAGCTTGTTCAGTTACTTTTGAATTTGTTGTTTCAAGTGCTTCACTTGAGGCTTTTTTCCCTACTTCAGTGTTAGTCAAAGTTAGATCATTTCTAAGCTTAGAAATATCTATACTTTGAGAAGATAAAGTATCACCATTCTTCTTTACTTCAGCTTGAGTGACTTTAATTGCTTCCGCATTGGCATTTAAAGAGCTTTGAGTATCACGTGGGCTTGGGCTCCATGCGGTAGCCTTATTGCCTGCTTTGATCTGTAATTTTTGAATCGTTGGAATTCGACCAGAACCGTATGTTCCATAAAACTCAATTGTTGATTCGGTAGTACTTCCAGTGTGTACTTTAGGGGATACTGTAACTGCAAATCTTTGAAACTCATTTGCTTTTGTTACAGTAACTGAAGTTGTAAAGTAATGAGCAGATCCATTTGAAGAGTAAACTTGTACTGTTCCAGCAACGGGCACACTCACGTCAAAAGAAATAGTAACCGGCTTATCTAAATTTTCGTCATAAAAAGCTTTGAGCTCTTTACTTCGTTCATACATTAAGTATTCACGACTAGTTGATGCTGTTGAGCTTCTTGGCGCTTCTGAATTAGCTACCGCATTAACCCCACCAATTTTAATATTATCTACTGCAGCTGTGATATCAGTAGCCACACGTCCCATGGCGCTATCAAGATCACTCTTTGTAGCTGTTTTCAATAATGCTTGAGCGTTGCTCTGAATACCTGTTTCAGCATTCTGCATTCTTGATTCAAGCTTACTGGTCCGTTCTGCTTCAGCCTCAGTTCTATTAGTAGCAGTTTTGAATAAATCATTTGCGGTTGCTGTTGCATCATTTGCTGAAGCTAAAGAGTTGTTATCTTCAACGATAATGTAGTTAAGCTGACTTATACCTGGTTGAGCCGCATAGTTACCAATAAACATTGGGGCATAAAATTCAGCTTGTGCTGGGAAAGTACGCGGATTATCAATTGTTCCAAGTCCCGTAGCTGCACCTGTAGATTTTCCTTTCAGATAAAGTACAACTTCTTGCCATTCACCTAAATTTGGTTTAATTGCAGACAACAAGTAATTTGATGAGCCCATGTCTGCAGCAAGATTATTTGTAGTTGTTACATACTTAGTTTGATCTGCTGTTTTACATGCAACACCTAAATAAATACTTCCATTTTCACCAGCAACACGACGGAAACGTGCACGCACCCGATAAAGCGTATCTGGATTAATTTTTACTAATTCTTTCCAATGAACCCAAGCTTCATCATTGCCAGCATTATTACCAAGCTCAAGAATATAACCGCCAAATGCATCAGAATCTTGAAGTACTTTAGCTTCACCTGTAGCTCGCCAAGTTGACCAGTCATCAATTCCTTTTGCTGTTACTACTGCCCTCACACCAGTAGTCACTTGAGTTTGAGACTTGAGACTTAATAAATTTTGAGAAAGTGCTTCAGTTGCTTTTACCGCTGTTGTACCAGTTTGCTGCGCTTCGGCTGCATTATCGAAAGCTAGTTTAGCAATATCATCAGTAGTTTTAAGTGAAGAAGAAAGGCCAGATATTTTAGTGTTTGTATTACTTTCTAAGGTAGATATACTTTTTTGGACATCTACAATCTGACCTTGTACCTTCAAATTTTCTTTCGAGATACTTGTATCAAGTTCTGTAAATTTCGTCGTGGTAGACTGTTCAAATTCAGCTAGTGACTCAGTAACTTCTAGAATATTTGAATTCGACTGACGATCTGCTTCTTCCAGAGCTGCTTTTGTTTGGTCGATACGTAATGATAAGGCTTTATCCCCATCAGAAACTGACTGAGTAATTGTCGCTAAATCAGACGTTGTTTTAGTTTTATTTGAATTATAGTCAGTCTTTAGTTCTTCAAGTTTTTTTGCTTCTGAAACAAGTTTCTCATCAACAAGTTTTACAGATGATTCAACCTTTTCGATATATGAGGCATTACCAGTAATTTGATCACGCCATGCTTTAGGGATGGTGTCATTTAGTGCTGTAATGTCCCAGACCTCATAATCAGCAAGGATTACATCAACTGGGCTTGAAGTGCTTGGTAAAGGTGGATTAGTGCCAGCTAATACACGAAAATGCCCATGAATAGCTGCTGGTGCATCATAGCCACACTGAACAACAGAGTAATAAACCTCAAACTTGCCAGTACCTTCTTTATTTCCAAGTACTCGTAAATAACCACCTGTACCTGTAGCATTGCCAACTGGTAATAAATAAGTCCCTTTTGGCATTTTAATAATTTGTTTTATTAAAAAGGTTTTATTAGGCGCAGCTACAAGTGTAGGAACAGTTGGATACCAACCACCACCTAAAGATGATGTAGATCTTAAAAGCATCTCATGGGTACTATTTACGGGGTTATCCGTAGATTTGGCTTGTCGAGTTAGTGTTGAGCCTGCTGGTACCACATAGGCACTTAATCCCCCATTACCAGAAAGAAACGTCGGATCATCACGTAAAGGTTTACCAAGTGATTGCATCCGCGCTAACTCATTAGCACTTAATAAACTTGCATTTGTTGTGTCTAAACTGGCCTGTATTTGGTCAGTTTTTTCAGCCACAGATTTGGTAAGGTCAACTACAGTTCGTTCAACACTATTAATGGCAGCTTTGTTATCACCAATTTGAGATTGAGCAATACTAATTTGTTCAGTAATTGCTTTGTCTTGAGCTGCACGAGTTTTAGATTCTTCTGAAATTAAGGCATTTGATTTACCCAATTCGTTTTGCATTTCAGCAAACTTAAGCTCAAAACTTTGAGTTAAAGCCTCTTTATCATTTGCACGTGCTTCAGCTTCAGCTAGAAAACCAGAATCGACTTTCTTATCAAGCTCAACATACTGAGCTGCAAATTCATCTACTTTTTTAACTGCAGCTTCAGTTTTGCTAACTATTGGTTCAATTTTTTGATTAATGAGGGTATTAGTTTCTTCACCTAATGCTAATTTAGCATCATCAATCATTTGACCAGCTTTAACTAAGTTTTGATCAATATCTTGTTTTAAAGCGGCCTTTGTTTGATCAATAACAATAAGAGTGTCAGCTGCTTGCTTTTTACGGTCTAGAACTTCTTGGTCTGCAACTTTTTTCGCGTTTTCTGCGACCAAGCGAATTTCATCAGAATCACTTCTAACATCAGCAATAATAGAATCCGTTTCTCTCTTGATGAAACCAATTTTGTCATCGAGTTCTTTCTCAGCGCGGATTGCCCGTTGTTGAGCATCAGCTACCAACTCTTCATTTGCCAGAATTGATTGATCAATACGTTTATTGGCTTCATCCAAACGAATATTTGCATCATTTGCATGCTGTTCAACAATCAGTTTGGTATCGATAATTTCTTGATCAATATAAGCCCGAATTTCATCAACTTTATTTTGTGCAATCTGACCTACTTCTTTTACTTGGTCATGTATTTTTTGCACCTCTTCATCAATGTGATTAATACCTTCTTCAAGCAATTTATAGGCATCAGAATCTTTAATATTATCAATTAACTCTTCTACTTCTTTTATTTTTTCATCAATTTCTTGGCTTATCTGATCTTTGTTTTCATCAATTTTTTCGCCTTGTTCTTTTAAGTCTTCTTTTAAACTCTCTAACTTATTAAGAGCGTCTTTAAATGCACCCTCAATAGCTTTAGGGTCAATAGGCACACCTGCAACCGTAAGTGTTGTGCCAACAGCCATACTGCCTGCAACAGAACTATTTCCTGCAACTGAAGTATTACCTACTACAGTACTATTTCCCGTTAATGTGCTATTACCAGTTTGTTGTGTATTAGCTTGCACATTCATCAACGGCGTTTTAATAGATACAGTTGTGCCAGAATCTACTTTTAAATTTTCTTTAGAGATAAATTCAATATTGTCTTGTCGAATACGGCGCACACCTACAATTGCGCCGTCTCCGTGACTGACATAACTATGGATTACTGGACGTTCTTCATTGCCGTTTTCAAAGAAGACATAGACGTCTTCCCCATCCACAATTTGAATTTCTGTATCTAAATCACTATCACCGACTGGATAGGCAAAAGTTGCAGTAATGCCTTCACTCGCGCCATCAGTTAAACCATGAATGTGTACTTGTGCAGTACGACCTTTTGCGTTGTAACTTAAAATCTTTGCACGTTTATAACCATTCATATATTTGACCTACAAATTAGCAATCCAGAACTTTGATGAAGTCCCCATTGATCCCCCGATTGCGCCTGTATCTATATGATGTGCAGCTGTTAAAACGATATACTTCTTACTATCAATTTCGAATATATCGCCCGCATTCCAATTCAAATTTAGCGGCCTGATTATGGTTCCCCGCAAGATCAAAACTTTTTCTAAGTTTTTAACTTGTCGGGCATCTAAACCAGCTCTTTGCGTAACAGTGTGGCCTGGGGTTATTGAGTCATCACCAACAACCGTTGAACCGTTATTCTCCACGGTCACGAAAGATGATTTTTGCATCAGTTCCAAAGGTTTACTGGATATCCAAACGACACTGCTAGGATCTAGTTTTGTGACTGGTTCCTTTTTGAAAAAAGAATCAATTTTTTGAGCAGACACTTTATTATTTTGAAAGCAAATTACTGCCGCTTCTTGCTGAAGATAATGAGCCAAGCGCTGTGTAGGCATACTACCCTTTAAACAAACAAATTTAGGCAAAGGTAAATCACTGCCCAGACTGATCGTTGCACCACAAGCTCGAATTACAGAATTAAAAGAAGTTTCATTACTAATAACTGCTTGCTTTGAATATTCGATAAGTCTTTTACAACCAGCCAAAATACCAATACATGAGATGCCACCTACTCGCCGATCTTGTTTAATAGTCTGAGTTTTTAGTGGGGTAACTTTGATAAGTTCGAAAGGATGAGATATGTCATTTACAGTAAGTTGCTCCCCTTCTTTTAAAAGGGAGTCTAATTCAGTAGTAGATTGAACTGTGAACTCAATGGATGCGGGAATAGGTACGAGATCAGTTCTTAAAGTTGCACTAATCAGCTCAGACGCTGGAATAATTTTACCTGCAGATACAATGGTGATTTGCATTAATGGTTCCCCAAGTTAAAATTAAAACTCATTGGGGCCATACAAAACGCAAGTTTAGGCAAAGCGTCTTTCTTTTCATTATAGTTCTGTTGAGCTTCTGATACAGATAGCCCATAACTCTCGACTCCGAGCCCACGAGTAGCTTCAACCAATCTAGCTTGCAAAAGATCACAGTGAGCTTTAACTAAAGGTTGGATGATTACGTACTCATCACCACTAAGTTCGATAGTTTCATTCAGTTCAATACTCGTGGTAGCTTTAGTTTGACAATCTAAAACAGCCCATCCGGCATAATATTTTGTCTCATCTAAAAATGCTTTCACGATATCATCAAGCAAAATTGAATAGCCAGATAATTGATATTCTTTATAGAGTTCTTCTGAAAGTTGCTGGATAGAACCAGCAACTACAGCAAACCCTTCAGATTCAGGTAATAACTTCATAGCCATTACCCAAATAGATTGCCCAGTTGGCGACCAACGCCTTGCACAGCATTTGCAAGATTAGTTGCTTGTTGAGCAGTATTGATCACTTGCTGAACTCGATTAACAAGCTCAGCTGTACCATCAATTTCTTTTTTACCCGGCTGAATACTGCCGTTGGTACCAATGTTTGCGAAGCTACCAAAGTAGTTATAGTCGATTGGGCAAGAGACAGTCATAACTTGAGATCGGCTATCTGAATCATATTCAGCTGACTCAAAGCGAATAGCACAGTTTTCAAGTGCATAAGAACGGGTAAAACTACCTAAACGACCATCATAGTAATCACCATGGATGATTCCACCACTAGCTACGACATATTCAGCTAATAATTGATCATGCCCTGCTTCAGTTACTAGGATTTGAAGGTTGCCTGTGTAATGGGTTTTCGGGGGACCAGCAACAATTCCAGTAAAACCACCCGCATATTGAACTTCTGCTGGATCTTCATTACTCACAATTGGCCGTGGGCAACTTTTAAATAAGAAGCGAAGGTCTTCCATGCCACGAGGAACAAACATCCCCTGACACGCTAATAAGGGTGAACCAAGTTGCTGTAGAGCAATGTAATCTTGTTTAAGCTGATTTAGTAAAATCGGATTAGATTGTTGCATATTTCTGATGCTCAATAGCTTTAATATGCCCCAAGATTAAAAGGTTATATCCACTTAAAATTTGATTGGTTCCATAAAAAAAGCCACCCTAAAAGGTAGCTTTTTAAATCTGCTTTTTATCCAATATTTGGTGGTACTCGCAGAACCTGTAATGAAGGTACACCCCGATCTAGCGCATCTTGGACACAACGATAATCAGGATTATTTGGTTCATAACCAAGTTCACCACGGATATTACCCTTATGTATTGTCATCGGTGCATCAAAACGCCCACGCATAAAACGACCAATAATAATTGTGTCAGTTAATGATTGATTGGTCTTTGTTTCTGTTTTATCAGTTTTTTTCTGATATTGAATACCAGGCGCTTCACCTATGATTTGAGTTGTATTCATGAGTATTTCCTTAATTAAATGGATTATAGGTAAAGCCAAAAATGACCTTACCTATGAGTAATTAGTAAATACCTAAGCGTTTACCTTTTTTGAATGAACGTAAACGCTTGTTGATTGCATTCGCAGTAAAAGCATGAAGTCGAGCTTTTTTCATACCAGCTTTTTGTGCTGCAGTTAAACGGACCTTTTGACCAGGTAATCGTTTATTCACAACGGTTTTGACACCTTGACGAATAGCCAACACACCACGGTAGTGAATTTTTCGTCCATTTACTTTCCGTTGGCTAAATGCTCCATTTCGAGCTTTAATTTTTTTAGCCATTGAATCGAAACCTTCTTCAGTTTCATCCGCTTCACCGAAAATAAACTCTCGAACGAGTTCTTCAAGTTCTGGGCCATCGTCTGGCATATTAGCAAGAACTGTATTGGCTGCTGCTTCTAACGCCGCGTCAGCAACTTCTGTATCATCACTAAAGATCTCTTCAATATCAGAAGCATCAACGCCGAATGTTAAGAAAGCATCGGACAGAGATGCCATTAAAGCGCTTTCAAAGATGCCTTCTTCATCATCTGCACCATCTAATGCATCGACAATTAATGCGTCTAAATGATCAACGCCCAGTTCACCTTCTTCAAGCTTACCTTCACTGATTGTATCTACCGTATCGGATAGAATGTTCAGAGCAATTTGTCGTACTTGTTCAATCACAGATTGCTGTTCTCGATCAGTACTTGAAACCTTACTTACAACGGTAGAAATATTCTCCGCTGCTGAATCAAAAGCACGTAAAGTTAATGGTTTTTCAGTAGTGGGTCCAAATGGATTCATCTTGATAGATCCTTAATAAAATTATTTAACTAAAACGTCGTCATCAAAAATTGCGGCACGAGTTGTACCAACAACTCCATGGGCTAAATAGAGTCGTACACGCTCATATGGATAGTCTTTGTCAGGTATTAAACTGAACTCAAAAGGTTTACCCCCTAGGTCTTCAGCCGGTTGCAACCAACCGGTTGTTTCACTAGAAGCACCTTCTAAAAACTCTTGGATGTCATCACCAGCTTTTTTGATATAGTCCGGTGTAGCTTGGAACATATAAGTCCGCAGGATCTCGATACATTTATTCGTAACCCGAGCCGAAATCTCCGCGGCGGGAACTAAACGCAAAGCACTATTTTTGCTTTGGTATTGCGTAAGCACATCACTTAATACAAATAATGTAGTTTCAAACTTAACTGGGCGAACTACATTTACTTTAGCCTTAGCCAACATTTCTTGAGTCTGTTCATCTTCAAGATCAGTATTCGGCATCTGGCTTAAGTTTTTTGCTGTAAAGGGATAATCTTTCCAAGCTACTGCATTTTTTAACGGCGCAAAGCCTTGTTTATTTAACTTTGCATTACGTAATAATTTATCGCCGATGTAATGGCCCAAATAATAAGCTGGTACCTTTCGACCTCTTAGCGTGACAGCATCAGATGGGCGGCAAAGGTTCGGGCTCCAAATGAATTGAACAAACTGAGATTGAGCATCTACGCTTGTCGCAAATTGAGCTGCTTGCTCAGCTGTAAAAGTTGGGTTGATTTCAGCATCCAAAGGAATACGTAATTTTGTAGCTGCACGTTGAGCCGCAACATAAATTGGTAAATCATGAGGATTTGGTAAAGTCAGATATGCTGGTGTGCTTAATTGGCTTGTCAGAATTTTATATAGTTCATCTGGTTTAAATGACGGTAACGATTCGTCTTCCAATGCCAACGTTTTTGATGCACGACCTAAGCTATTTGATTCGTTATAAGCATTAGATTTGAGAATTGCTTGTAACGCATCAATACCTAACGATAAATCAAATCGCTCGAAATATTCTTTCGCATCAGCTACAGCGACAATAGAAGCAGAATTTTCAATGTCTCCATCTACTAATCCCTGAACAGTAACAATTTGATCACCTGTTACCGCATCACGTATTTCCAAACGCATAGAAATATCTGCAGGACCGCGTGGGCTAGTTACTTTCGCAAAAAAGGCCACATTGATTTCTGTATTTGCAAGATAACTGTGAGTATCAAATTCCAGTTTTAGTGATGGGCTGGCCCCTGCAACAAGGGATAGCTCACCTGTACTTGATAGAGCAAGTATATTCATTACATTACACGCCCAAGGCTATTTGTTTTAAGTATTTTGAGCCGTTGGCATTTTTGATTTTCTGGCTAGTTCCAATGTAAAAAAAACCACTCGAAAGTGGTTTTTCATTTCCTAAATTTTATAATCCGCTAGCAGGTTCTGTAGGCTCTTCTGCCTCAGTAGGTACAATTTGAAGTACATTACCTTTCAAGCCATTAATTTGATCTAGGTTATCTAGCAATTGTTTATGAGCTTCGTCACCGATCAAAGTGAATGTGACCTTTTGACCAGCTTGTACCAAAACTTGTGTAAATGGTTCGGTAATGTCACTTAAACCGTTATTTTGAAGTGTAATACTTCGTTCAGTAGGATGATCACCTACAGCATCCATAATTGGGTTCGTGCCATCAATAATGAAAATAGTCATCTTGTTACTCAACAGTTAGATTCTTACCAAGCCCCTTCAACTGACGTAAGTTTTCCAGTACTTGATGTTTAAATGTTTGGTTATGACACGTAATACTTGCTGTTTTACCTGCCTCAATAGCAACACGTGATAACGGTTCTAAAACTGTTGAAAATCCGTTATTAGTAATTTTAATAACTAGCGGATCCACGCTACTCCCACCTGATACTGTTAACAAATCCGTAATGGGAGTATTAACTTTAGAAGTATCAGTTTCTTTAAGGACATGATCCGATTCATTCCCCACATCATCACCAGACTTACCACCATTAGAATCTAGATCATTTGAAGGTTTGACAGAATCATTCGATGTTTCAGTTGGATTTCCATTTTCTTGAGTATTGGACTCTTCATTATCTGAATCGCCATTTTTCAAATCAGTAGGTTTATTACCTTCATCTTGAGATGCGCCGTCTTCAGGACCTTGGCTATTTAACAAATCACCTTGGTCTGAAGCTTTTTCATCACCAGCTTGGGTATTCTGTGTTTCTGTAGTTTTATTGGTTTTATTACGTGTGTTTTTTGGTTTAGTAGTCGCTTGTTCGTCAGTTGAAGCTAAAGTTTCGTCAGTGTTTTGTGTTGCTGCAGCCATGAGATTTTCCTTTCAATAAATAGGGTAAAAAGGCGCATCTAAATGCGCCCTTATCTGTTTTACTTACGAATTTTTGAGGGATGGCATATTGATACAGTGGATGACATAGCTTTGATCAGCATAACGTTCTAACGGGTTCATTTCGGCTGCTTGAGCACCGATTAAAGTAAGTACTGATTCACGCGCATCTGGTCGAGTTTCAATAACTGAAAGAGGCGTTTGAATAAAGCCAACGAACGGCGCACGAATTGGCTCATTACCACGACCAACTAAAAGCATATCAAACGCTGTATCTGCTTCAGCTACAAGCTCTTGTGCTGACGGTGCGTGGTAAACGTTAGTACCATCTGCAAGAGTACCAATACGGACAATTTGACCGTAACCAGCAGTGTATCCGGTTTTAACTGGCATCTTGTCGCTTGACAGTTGATTAAAGAATACTGACCCAGTATCGCCAACATATAAGTCAAATGCTACGGTAGAGCCACCAGTACGTTGGTTAATATCCAATTTGGCCGCTGCAATAAATTTATTTACTTCCGCAAACAAGTCACCTGAAGTATTAAATGCAGCTGCTAATTTTCCAGTCACACCACGAGAAGCATCAAAAGTAACTTCACGAGCGGAGTATTCAGCTAAATCTTTTGCTTCACCTAATAAACGTACAGTTTGTTCTAAGAAGATTTTACCTTGCACAATTGCTAAAGCCTGACCCAGAAAACCAAGCTTAAGTTCGTTAGTTAGCTGAGATTGTAATAGTGTTGAAGCTGTTACCCGTGCCATGATAGGTGACGCAATCAATGTTTCATATTCAGGTTCGAAATCAACACCTACTGGGGTTAATAGATAGTTATCATTACCATCACGCGCATCAAAATCCGCCACAAGATGAACTTCAATTTTCGCACCAGCTGGTAATGCTTCATTTAATGTCACGCTAATTTTGCTAGCTGAAATATCAATTTCGCTACCAACAACACGATATTCAACGCCGTTTACTACTACGTCTTTCTCAGCAATAGCAGAAATCTTGCCTGAAAATTTTGATTTACTGCGATTTCGAGTATGCGCAACTTCTTTACCATTGATCTTGATAGATACATTACCCGCAATAAATGGCAATAAACTCGCTTTGGCGTCAGGTGTTTTAGCCTTGAAGTCTTCATAACCAGTTCGTGCAGTCACAGTATAAGTTGTACCTGCGCCACCATTAGACAATGCAAAACGGAATCGTCCTTCAACATAAGGCTTAGAAGCATTTGCACCATCTAAGTATTCTGATTTCTTCATTGCACCAAAATCACGGTTGGTGATAAAGCGAATAGATACAATCGGTACTTCATTTGAGCCATTTGAGTTGGGAATCATAGCAACGATAGGTGTTGCATAAGCGATAACGTTGGCGATAGTAGCAACTGTAATTGCTGGAACGATGCTTACAGATTCATGATGCTGGTGATTTACATCATCAAAACCAGATTCATTAATACTATCGTAATAGCTAAGGGTTTCGGCAGGCAAAGCAGCTGCTTGTTTCGCACCACTTAAACCAGCAGTTAATGCAGCTGCAATGATTGAAGGATGCGGTAATTCACCGCCATGACGTGATTGATATTGTGATACCCCAAACATCACAGCTTTATCAACTTCTGGCGCATATTCGATGCCAATTGAATCAAAAATTGCTTTTAATACTTCTGGATACTCTTCTGCCGCTGTTTGAGCACTGTCAAACCCATTTTCAAGCTCTTCAGGACTTTTGAAATAGTAATTTCGGCACTGAACAGTAGCTAGTTGTTGAGCATCATACTTTTTACGAATTTCTTCTGTTAACACAGTCATTTTAAACCAGCCTTTGGCTTTCTATGTAAGATGCAGAAAGTCTGACATGGCGTATTTTTACTAAAGCTGGTCGGTTCCAAACATAAAAAAGTCCCCAGAATTGAGGACAAAGAAAATGTAGCTAAAGGACCATCTCAGCCCTTTATTTATATAGCTATCCGCTTACACCACTTGAAACATAAATCTCCACATTATCACCTGCTTTCACTTTATAACGGAGCTTATCCCAGCAATGCTGTCTAAACGGTTCAGTATCAGGCGCAGCAGCTGTTAATGTAAGAATAGACACCCAGTGAGAATCGTTTTGCGGATCTGCATATGGAATATTGCTTCCGAAAAACTCTACTTCTGCCCCGTTCCCGATTACCTGGTAATTGAATATTGCAGAAGTACATTGTTCAGCTATTTCAATGTCGCCTGTCTTTTTACCTTTTTCATTGAAAATTAAATAGCTCATTTAGTTTCTCCATCACCTATAGGTGAAATAAACAAATCATCTCTACGGTTTAAAACATACTTACTGCCAAAATCTGCCATGAGGCTAAAACCAGTAATATTTACAATCTCAAACCACAACATTAGATTTTCATAAATCATTAAACCTAAAAGATCACCTTCTTTAAGAATCAAGTCAGGGATGTTGATTATCCTTTCCAAAACATCATCTAATTCTTCATTGAATGGCTCTACTTGAGCGGTTAGCACCAAGTCAGATGGGTTATTCATTGAGAAGTTCTTTTGAATATAACCACCATTAAATTTATCGAAATGAACATAAGCAGCGCCCTTATATTCATACTTGTAGTTGGGTTCGTCTTGAATCGATAAAGTGTTCGCTTCAAAAGAAAGAGGATCTAAAGGTTTTGAATCTTCAGCCGGATTATTGAAAATGACTTCTTTTCGCCAAATTTGCGCGGGAATACTTGCTAGAGCATTCATCACAACACGTCTAGCTGCTAAACGGCGTCCATTTGCAACTTGATTTACTGATCTATTTAGCATTTCGACTTAAACCCTTCATAAAGACATTTAACATGTCATTGTCGATTGCGCCTGATTTATGTAAGGCTTGAATTCTTTCAATTTGACTCGCTCTAACAGTTTCCACTTCAAAACGTTTGAGGGTTTTTAATTCGCGTTCTAAGAGCTTTTTGGCAACTTTATCAGCTCTACGCATCATTTCTTTTTCTGCTTTTTGGATATTGGCTTTGATCGGCTTAACAGAACCATTCATCAAATCCTTTACTTGCTCGTTTATTGAATTCTGTATTTGCTTATCTGTTTGCTTATACCGTGCACCTACTTGTTTCTTACGGTCTTTCTCTACTTCCTTTTTAAGGTAGGCAATCCCGGATGGTGAACTAATCCACTTAACAACGCGCAATACATGTTTACAAGCCACACCGGATAAATGCGGGTTACGTATTTTCGGAAAGCCGCCCTCATCACGTCCTAAATTATAGCCGCCAATAGTTGCCATATAGCGGTACCAGAACGTATGACGTTCGCAATCACACTGAAATTTGATTTTGCCTTTAGCCAAGCGGTTTTTGACGGTGTTTAATGCCTGTTTATCGATATCAAAAACAACAGATTTAAAGTTAGAAAACTCAATCTCAACGTGATGATTTAAAACTTTACTATTTGGTCCGGCATTAGTAAGCAAGTGAACTAAACCAGCTTTTCTGCTTACTGGAACCGCCAAATAGATTTGCTCATTTGCCCGATCAATATCGTCTTGTCGGCTTAAATTAATGATGTTTTGAGGGGTAATACCCTTACTATACTGATCTTTTAATAGTTGAATGTTTTCCTGAAATGCCAAGATATCATCACGGGTAATACGCCGTGGTACTTCTCCATTTCGCTGACCTAATGTTGTAAAAAGTACTCTTTCGACATCATATTTTTCCCCTTGGGCAATATCTTGTGGTCGCAAGAACATAGGTTTAGGGATCTTTCGTCCCCAATCATCATATTCAATTTCTTTTTCTGCAAATGCCCGCTGTTCTCTATCTGCACGCTGGCGGCTCTGTTGATCTCTACGAACTCCACCATTTTGCAAAGACTGGTTTAATTGCAGCTGGGCACGGCGTAAATCATCTGGCTTGAATGCTGACATTTTAATTATCCTGCAAGTATTCTTTTTGAAGTCTTAAAAGATCAACAAGCCTTGGAAAAGCCACCTTATGAAGAGGTAACTTTTCCCAAACGCCGTTCACACCACACGCCACAAGTACTGCATCAATATGGTTTCTTGAACCATATAATTTCAAACTCAACAGTGATGGATCTTGAGATTCATCGTCTTTGATTTCCCAAACAATCAGATTCTGAATATTATTTTGTTGAAGATTCCGGTGAATTAAGTCTCTAATAGCATTTCGATAATCATTTCTCATACTGTTTTACCTATTTAAGCTTTAACAGTACTTACACGAGCAAAGCCACCAGTACCTGCTTTACCAGTGTTACCATTACTTTCGGTTGCAACACCAGGTTCACCAACAACTAAAGTCATATACTGAGTTTTTTCGGTTGAATTCACATATCGGCAAATGAGTAAACCACCACTTGCACCACCACCACCAAGTGCCCAGCCATCATCACCTACACCATTAGCACCATCACCACCAGCACCCCAGTTTGATACTGGACTTACTGATGCGCCGCCTTTGTGGTTTGTTTGGTTTGCAGCTGTACCAGCGTTACCAAGCTTGCGTGAAATTTCGGTTATGTTTGATGTCACAGTGATTACACCTGCTAAACCACCAGCACCATTTGAGAAAGCACTACCATTCGACCACTGACCACTGGTACCGCCTTTACCGCCGCCAACAACCGCCAAATCAAGTTCATTTAAACGTAAGCGTGTATCTGTTCCACTGGTCCCATGTGCCAATGCTCCTAACTCCCAGACACTGCCACCACCAGCACCACCAGCACCAACCAAAATGAATTCTTTTTGTTCTTTCGGTTGAATTGGAATGATATAAACACCTGGGACTGTGTAATCGCCGTTTCCATCGTTTAGTGTTTCTGCAGCTACCTGAACAACGGACCAATTCACAGTACCTGAATACCCTATCCGGTTTTGACCTGAGCGGTCCCAAACTTCATATGAAAAACCCTTTTCAGCACGGGTAAGCTTCCATGCTTCATGTGGGCTTTCTGGTGTTAAATAGATTGCATACTTTGAATCACGTAAATCAGTAACTTTGCCACCTAGTTCAACTGTGGCTGAGCTACCAATATTTACACCTGCTCCAATTAATTTTGGATATTGAGCATCTAAGTTTTTCTTGAAATCGATTAACTGCTGCAACAAATTTTTGGAACTAAGATCTAGATCATCAATCTGTTGTTGTAAATCATCGTCTTTGGCTTTTACGTCTTTTTCAAATGCATATTGAGGGTGCGGATCCTCATGCTGATTATGTTCAGTCATGAGCTTACGAATTAACGCGCCGTATTGTGGATGAGGGTCTTCATCTGCACTATGCTGATTCATCAACATCACAGCAATTGGTGTGTTTGGATCAATCTTGATAGTTACGTTTTTTAAATTAACGTCAGTTAAAACAAATCCAAATGTTACAATGGCTACTACGTTTGCATGTAAAGACATGATTGATTGAGCAGCTGTAGTCGAGGCCACCGCAAGTAAAGTGCCATCTGATAGGTAAATACCCATCTCAAACACTTCCATTGTTAAAGTGGGCTCAATACTCATTACAAAACGCAAAGTACCCGTTTCTGTATCTACACCACCACCGTTAAGAGAAAATCTAGCTAATTCATTTTTAAGAGAAGTTAGGTTTTTCGCTTCTACTGATGCATCAAATTTGCCGGTACCAACAGCAAGATGGGTAAGCTCCCCACCAAAGCTAGCAACATCACCCACTTTATTTAATGCATTCCGACCTGCGTCAGTTAAAAAGAAGTTAATAGCCATAACCCACCCATATGATTTATTGATCTATGGTAGTTATGAAGAATAGGTATTTAAGTGGGCAGTTCCATATAACTAATCATTTTCTTTTTCAGCTGCTTCTCTTAAAGCACTGAATCTTGACTTACGTTCAGCTTGTTCACGGCCTTCCGGTGTATCGTCAGTGACATTTACAGTTTCGTAAGCTTCAGTGTAGTGAACGTTTTCCAAGAATAAGAAAGCAAAAGCATCACCGATATCCGGTGATTTAATTCCCATCCGTTTCATTTCGTCTTTGCTTAAGATTTTATAACGAGCAAAGTCATCAAAACGGTATGGAACGTGGATTAACTGATCTTTAATTTTCACATTGTGTTTCTTCGTTTTTATTTTAAAACGGCCATTTGCGATTGCTCGAGCTAAGCCCACATAAGCTAATGACCGTTTATTTGTAAACTCTTTTCTATTGTCATTACTAAAACATTGTGAGCCCCAATAAACAGGAACGTAGAAAATACCTTGCTTTTTAAGGTATTGGCCTAAACCTTTACCCGCCCCGTTATCATCTACAACCAAGTTAGCATTTGGGTACTGTAAAAGTAGCTCATTAATCTTTGCAAATAGTTCTAAGATATCATCTCTGTTTTTGCATAATGGAATATCTACAACTTCTACACGGCGTGCGCGCTCTCCCCATTGCGCTTCACCCCAAACTTTAGAAACAACAATTACTGAATCGTCACGGCCAACACCACCACCAACATCAACAGTAATGACATAACCGAATTGATGGTCATCAAAAATACTCGCGCCAACATACATTTCTTCGGTTTGACGCTTCGTGATTAAGAACTCATCTGATAAGTCTGGGAATTCACCTAGTACACGAATCTTATACTGAGCATCTTCCCTGCTGCCGTATTTTTGCCGTTGTTCCTGTAAGGATTGTTCACTAACTAGTGGTGACTCTTCCCCGTTAAATGTGAGTGCAATCCAAACACCACCAGCTCGATGACTTAACTTGTGATGAGTCTCATAGAACATACCCGCGTTACGGGTAGGCTGTGAGGTCATTACTGCACGGTTGTCTTCGTGCGTTAAGGCACCAAAAGCTACATCAAGGACAGCATCATCTACACCACTGGCCTCATCGACCCAGACCATGTAGTTATCGCCGTGGTTACCAGCCAAGTTAGTAGGTTGATGTTTTGGTGCTGTCTTCGCAAAGACATACCATTTTTCTTTGTAGCCTTTGATGTATACAAGTTCAGACTGGTACCCAACATAATCAGCAAGCCAAGCCAAAGGCCCTTGCTTCAATCGTGCTAGATTGATACTGATTTCTTTCCAGACTTGTTTCTTTAACTGCCCAATCTGCGGAGCAGTAAACATCATGATTGATTCATCAAAAAACAAGAGATGCCATAAGGCAACAATACCGGCACTGGCCGTTTTACCAGTGTTGTGTAGTACTAAGTTATCTTCACCTAAGAAAAATGGATCTGGATCGAGTACAAAACCGTAATATTTGCCTTCACCAAGCTCGGCAACCGATGTGATTTTTAAAGGCTTATGTTCACCATCTATAAGCCTATAAGATGCAAACTGTTCTCTACTTTCAGGTTTTAGGTTCATATATTGAGAAACAAGCAATTCAATCTTGTCGCCCTTCGACCAACCATTACCATCGTATAAAGAGATTAAGCAAAGGATATGTGATTTATTGAATGTATGAGATTTACCGTTCTCATACTCAAACCGGTACATTTCCTGATAACCGGTTACTGTTTTAATTACATCTAGTTCTGTCTTACCATCTGCAGCGAGAATCTTATGATTTAAATTAATACGCTCAACTGGGATGAAGTCCCCATTGGCTAATTTGATTAAAGTCCCTTTTCCAAAGCAACCGTGACCTGACGCAACTGAAGTACGGCTACCATCAAATGCAATAGATTCAAAAAGTAATTCTTGTTGCCATGTGGGTTCGACACCTAATGCTTCTACGGCGAAAGCATAGATGTCGTATCGATAACGCTCACAAAGTTCCCACCATTCGGGAATTTCTTTTAATGGTGCCAAAGCCATACCGTAAAAACACCATTAATTAAAAGATTGAAAAAGGAAGCATTGTTGGATCTACTGCATCTTCTTCAAACTGATTCCCTTCAGTAATTGAAAAGCCTTTAGCAATTTTTGTACTAGCCCAAACTGCTAACAGGATTGCAATGTGGCCGTTGTTTAAGCTGCTGCTATCAAATTCTTGCTGAAGGCCGTTTTTATCGACCTTACGGATTTCAAGTACGTTCTTAGGATTGTACTGGTTCAGCTTCGGCTCAATTTCAATTAACTTTGCTCTGAAACGAGCTTGGTAAATTGAAATCACTTCTTCTAAGTGCTCTTTAGCATTGAAACTTAATTGCCAATTCTGTACTTGGTCAGGTGAATCAGTAACAACAACCGTTTGATCTCTTAAATCACTTGGTACAGGTAAATTTGAATAAACGGCAGTTTTTTGAATAACAAGTTCACCAGTATCCGCAAATGCGGCACCAATGAGACGAATTGGTTGATCAGAAAACCCAGCAACACGGCTGTCTATACGAATAATTCCAGACATTACATGTATCCTTAGCGCCGTTTACGTTCTATCTTGGTTTGACATTCAATGCAGAATTTAACCCCACCAAGTGCACGGCGGCGCTCTGGTATCTCTTCACCACATTCAATACATTCTTTTTCAGATTCGCCTTCAAAACGGCATCGCTTTGCAATTTCTTGCTGCAATAAATAATCAGCACTTTCTTGTGCCTTATCGATTAAGTCAGTCATCTATACGCTCAACTGTAATTTCACCTGTTTCTCTATCACCCTTCACACGCTGGTGATCGAGTGATGTGTACTGATCAGCTTGCACTACAACTTTGTCGTTGATTGCGGGCTGTTCCGTTGCTGAGCCGTCAGGTTCATAGCCATTACCTGTGTTTTGGTCGAATGGACCACCGAAACCGATGACGTTAGGTGTATAACCCACGAGCTGAATATCTACAGTTGAGATAGAAAGATTGATTGCTTCGCTTGGGACTGGTGATGGAAAAAGTTCATTTTCAAAAACAGTGAATGTTGAATTAAATACATGATCATTCCATTGCTGAAATGGCACATTAAAACGACGGTTATCATTGCTAGACATGTACGCGCAAAACTGCCCAATGACTGAACGCAGATCATTAGGATTGGTGGCAAAGAAAGCGATTTGAGCACGTACAGTTGTTGGCACCAGACGAACCTTCACCCGTTTCTCATCAATGACCGTTTCAATAAAATCAGGCACTGGTAGTAATTGATTTACATCTGGGGGTTGGTCAGTTAACGCTGTTGCAGTAAGCATTACAGGTAAAAGCACTTTGGACTCTTCCACATGCTTCTGGCTTTTTCTATATTCAGAAAGCATTGCTTCTGAATCGTCCATCATCCGTGACGGACATGCTTTTATAGCGTTACCAATGGCTCTCAACTTCCAGTCAGCCGTTAATTGTGTCTCAGGCATATACCAAGCACGAAAATTGACAAGCTGCTTATACCAAGCGTTTTGGATGCTTTTAAGCGAATCGTTGGGGTAATTCATTATTACCCCCATACACTAAAGATATTGCCAAAAGACTTTTTCGGCTTTTTAGCTTTCTCTTTTACGTTTGGATTGTCCAAACTTTGAATGATTTGTTCAGCTTGTTGTTGTACTGAATCAAAACTCTTCACAGGATTTACCATACCCGTATAGAGTTCTTTTTTTCGTTCTTCTCTAAGTTGTTGCAAGCGTTTCTGTTTATCAACTTTTTCTGATAATTCACCCACTAATCCTTGAGCATTTCCTAACTCGGTTAATAGATGCAGCTGACTATTGATATTGTCGTATGTCTGTAAAATTTGATCTTCAAGTAATTGGGCAATAATAATTTCGGGCTGTGATAACTGTGAAATATCTGTTGCGCTATCAAAGCAAGAAACAACACCTTCTGGCTCTTCAGGAACAAATAATCCATCAAATAACTGACCATCCCCTACATTACTTGCATAATTTGGTTGTGCAACGAAATCAAAACCAAAAAAACCCGTTGGAATTAAACGGCCACCGACATTCTTGTAATTGACTGATGTGCTAAAACCACCCGCTTGGGCTTTATAATCTTGTAATGCGATCTCACCAGGCTCGTTATCATAAAACTCTTCTCGGTGTTCAACTGTTCCATCCTTTGAAGCACGTAATTCAATTGTTTTAAACGCCCGTGAAAGATATACAACTTTACCTTTAATGATCACCGTTTCAGGCGGCACCATACCATAGCGCTGTCGAATTTGATGACCGTAAAAACCTTGTAATGAATTAGTAGCAACCATTTCTTGTACATGGTCACTGTTGATCAAGTTGACCATTGCATCTACATCGACATTACTTCGATCAACACCGGTAAATTTACGGCATCGGTCATGTAAGTTGTAAGATAGAACTTTTGTCTTTCTATTTTTGCTAGCCATAAAAAAGCCCCAATGCTGTGATTGAGGCTATTGTTTCAGTTGTTCTATAGTTGAAATTTAATCAGTTCCAAATCAAATCTTTTGATCAAACTCAATTAATTCCAATAGCTTGTCATGCTGTTTATCTTCAATGGTTGCATCAAAGATGTACCCACTTTTAAGAGAAATAAAAACATCATAAAAGCGCTCATGGACCATGCCTCCTCGATGTTCACTTTCGGAGACTTGCAAACAATCCATTTGAGATAAGTCAATTAATTGAGAACAAGCACGTTTTCTACAAAAGATTTTTAATCGCATACTTCACCCAATTACTTAACAAGAGTGCCTTCAACACCACGAGCACGGCGCTCAGCTGTACGTTTATTAAATTCTTCTAGCGCACTTTCCATATAAATAATGGCTTGTTTGTTGAACTCACTCGGAAATTTTTCATCCAAGGTTTTAGTACGGTGAATAAGTACTTTTAACAATGCTTCACTAGTAACCCCATTCACCCCATGTTCTGGAATTGGGCCATCTTGAAAATGAATACTGATTTCAAAATCTTTTGCATTTTGGTTTTCAGGATTTGCTGAAATCTTATAGTAATGGCCCTGAGCATATTCCGTAATGCCTTCAACCACTTCCCCTTTAATAACTTTATCAATTTCTTGTGGTTCTAATTCATGGCTAGCATATCCTAAGAAATGATCAATTAATAAGTTTTCTCCCTGACCATTGATAGGTTCTGCGATTCCTACTAAAACATTGTCTTGAGCTTGTTGCATATAAAAAAGTCCTGAACTAATGAACAGGACTATGAAATCATTTTGTATTTGAGCGCTAACTCAACAGTTCCAATTGAATTAAAGGAAGTTATAGACTGCATAAGGCTTAGCTGCTATTGCCGCTGCAAAGCTTGTGGTGCCTAAATCTCTATCAAATGCCATTGAGTGAACTTTAACGACAATATTGGCTGGTACTAAACGGCGTAATATCGGTGACAGCTCTACCACTTCATTTGCATCAACAGTTTTATCTAAAACAATTCTAATCCGACTTGTTAAGAAGTAATTTGGCTTTTCAAAATCAGACAAATAGGCTGGATATTCTTTTAGCTTTTCCAAGCTATGCCATAGCCGGATAATCTGAAAATGATCTTTCCCCCACAACATTCGTAAAACAAACTCTAAAAACGCTAATCCTCTTTTATTACCCATGCTGCTCCAATTGGCATAGATAATTCGCATTAACGTGTCAGAGGTGTTATTTCGGCGTAATACAACAAGTCCGTTTTGTTTAGAGAACCGTTCTACAACTGTTTTACTACCGATATGAGGACAACCGTAATCCAATAAATCTTGTATGGACTGTTCAAAGTTTTGTGCAAATACTTGTTTAAATGCTTTAGCAAGTGCGGTTTGCAAGCCCGTACTCACATATTGTTCATCGATAGGCCGAGTAAAGCTTATAGGGTCCATGTAGCCCCCGAAATATCAGCGGTGCGTTCCAACTCAACAGTAATGCTGTCTTTTGTCACATACACCCACTCATTAGGCTTATTCAACTCATTTGAAAGCATAATGGTAAAGTCACTCATCCGGTCTTGGAAAGCCACAATATTGTCATTAATCAGCTTCCCCATTTCTTGCGTATTAAAGCCATTAACCAGCCAACGACTTGAGCTCAATGATTCACGCCCGTATCGTTCTACAAGTAATTCTTTGATCTGTGTCTTAACCATATCTGTGTTATGTACAGAAGCCAAAGAGCCTTTAATTTTTACTTCAATTGGCTTTTCTACAACTTCATGTACATTCACTTTACCTTCATACAAGTTATCGCAATAACCAATATACCGACAGATATCTTGTTCTAACGTTGCTTGTTCAGCTGGGTTCTTCGCAACCACCACAAGATTTAAATGATTTATGTCGCGGTATGTAATGGCAAAGTGTTGCTCTTGCAACGTTTCATTCCAGACAGAAATAAACTGTGCCCGTTTCATAAATTTTTTACGGACTGCATAGTCAAAGTTGCCGAGAAATACCGCATCTTCATCGTAAAGTGATGGATAGCTTGATAATAAACGTAATTCTGATACAGCTAACGGATCTACGCCCTCTCTAATCAGTCCACCAGCTTTAAAACGCACTGATACCCGCTGTTCATCATTAGTAAGTACATCAAGTAAGGCCGCATCTTTTAAACGATTAACATCAACTTCCCCGTATGTCTCAAGAATTCCAATTATTACCGTTTCATTGGCTTGCAGAGTACGACCAGCTCTCTCAGAATCGCCAAACTCAATAAACAATCTTCTTAGATTATCTGTAGTAACAGTTACAGCATATTCACCTGGTTCAACATTCATCCAGCGCGGCTTAATTACATAGTTATTATTGCCCTGCTTAACCGAAATATTTGCAAGTGAAAGGTCCTCTAAAAGGTCTATTCGATATTTATGGAACCCTTCAGTAACTGGTACAACATATTTAATTTCACGGTATTCACTTTGTTCTGCTATTACTTCCGCCGTCTCACCAGCTTTAACAGTAATTGATTGAAGCAACCGCCATACTCTACCGCCGCTATGGTCCTCAATCATTCGCCCTTGACTTAAGCTCACAGCATTTGTTGACCGGTTGATAATTTCTATTAAGTGCTGACACGGTGTACCTATAGGCAAAATGCCTTTATTTGTAGCATCCGCAATAATTGAGCGGTCACGTGTTTTGGTAAATGGTTCAATTGAAGCAATATCGATTTCTGGACCAAATGCAGTCAAAAAACTAGCCATAGAACGCAGCTGGTGAACGACAAGTGGATCTTGAGCTTTATAGCGTTCCTGAATCTCATAATCATCTATCGCTGCTTGGAGCTGGGCTTCAAAATCAGCTTGCGTTAATGTCATATGTCTCACCTGTTACTGATTTACCCAATCGGTCTGCTACTTGGTTAAGATCTATATTCACATTCATGATGCTTAAATGAATATGAACCGTCTCAAATCCTTCGGTTTGTGAATACAGGGCTAATTGGTCAGAGTTAAGCTCAGATAATATTGGTAGATCCTTTTTCATCTTAATAAGAAAACTATCTGCCACCCTCGAGTCTAAAGGTGCCATTAGCAAATCATAAAGAGGTGCACCAAAGTCAGAACCATACTTCCCATTAACCGGATGATTAAGCCAGTACTCAACCATGTCTAAAATTGTTTTAGATGTGATCATTAGGAAGTTGCTCTATTACTGAAAATCATCAAAAGCTTTACTAGTATTGCAGTGCCAATCTGATAAGTTGAAAAAATGGTGAAATAGATTATGAATATCCATAATGAAACGCTTAATGCATCAAAATATGAAGCAACGTTATAGATTCGCCAATCAACAAGAATAATAGTGATCAATACACATGCCATACTTATGAAATACATATATCTGATTTCTTTAAATAAGAGGCTTATAGGTACATGACGGAATTGTTTAATATACGCAGCTTTATTCTTGCTATTCCATCCTGTAACAACGGAAAGATAAGCTAAAAATGCAAGAATTAAGACAATATCAATACCGATTTGAATTTGCATAAAAAACACCCTTAATAAGAACTGTATTAAGGGTATTGCTTTTGTATATATGTAAGCGTGAATGGTTCCATATTTGAAAATAAGAAATGCATGGATTATTATATATACAAAGCCCGCTCCACTTATGACACGAGAACGTATAGGGTCATAAGTGTAGGTTAGAAGATGTCGCAACCCATCTCTAACTACCGGGCTTTTTTTAATGCACTTCAAAAGCTGTAAGCAGCCATGCATTACTACCTTCTCGCTTAATCAATGACGCTTCATGCGAATTAAATACAATATTTATTCTTGTAGATAAACCACGTTCTGTACGCCGTTGTGTACTACCTTGAGCGATTGTTTGCACAATAGTATCCACAAGCATATGCACAACTTCATCATATGTCATGCCATCACTTTCCATACGGCGCTTGATAATATGCTTAATGCCCTGTTTATCACTGCCATACTCAAAATCCACCCAGCCTAGATCATTACGATACATAGCTCTATGCACTGTGGTTTTTTCCATAATGGCTTTGTTCATTGCAGCTTTACCACGTGTGATATTTGCTGTAAGTGATTTGATTGGACTTGCACTATCAAATTCAGGCTTTCCCAGTTCGGATTGACCAGCCTCCGAACTTATACCAAGTTGATGCTTTGCTTGTTCAATTTGTTCCTTAAGCTGGTCACGGTGTGCTGTTTGTTTAGCTAAATCTTCATCAAGCTTTTGCTCTTGTTCTTCGACCTCTTTAATTTTTTGATCTACAGAAGTACGGCGTGGCGGTAAGCTTACTTTTTCCCGTTTATTTTGTTCTTGAATTTTTGACTGTGCTTCACGGATAAGTTTAGCAACACAACTCACGGCGTTTTCAAATGTTGGCTTATAGTCATCACTAAAATCACCTGATAACACAATCACTTTGTCATTAAGTTCGGCCTTCACAACATCTGCTAAAGCACGAACATAAAGTGTGAGCGTAGCGCCACCTGAAAAGAAAAATGCAACTGGTAAAACGCTAACACCAGCAACACGCTTAATTTTGCGAAATTCTGGTGTGACAATAGTTTGGCCTGTTGCCTTTTCTAATGCTGATTGGATCTTTTTAATATATGGAGTAGTAGCTGTTACAGCTGCAAGATTAAGACTGCCCATGAAAAATAACCTCATATCAATGAGGTTATCTTCTAAGTAAATTTATTCTGAGAATTAAGTAAGTTCCATTAATTTTCATAACCTTTAAAAGTAAAAACCTGCATATGCAGGTTTTTACTAAAAATTAATTTGTAGTTAATTTATTTCGGACGTTCGTTAAACTGTGTTGAAACATTTGTAAACCTAATTCTGTAGAAATTTTGACTGGTTCACCATGATGATATGTTTCAGTATTAGCGTGATAAGTATTGCCATTTCCAACAAGTTGATTTGTTTCAGCAATCTCTGTTTGCAACATTTGTATTTGATTATTAAGAGTTGTAGACATGATAGGCGCTTCCAAATTATGAACTTCTTCTCGTTTAATACTGCAATATTTAACTTCCCCTGCAGTATATTGATCGTATTTAATAGCTTCTAGGACAACAGCTATCGCATTAGGACAATCATGAATAATATGCTGAGTATGAAAACTCCCCGATCCAATTACAGTAGGAACATTAGTAATGTTTTCTATTGTAAACTCAGTGTCATTTACCATTTTAGAAACTTTAAGGCAAGAACCACTTAAATAGATTAGTGCAATAAAATCACTATTTGTTTTTTCAAGTATAGATCTCGGAAGCTCAAATTGTGTTTTATTTTGTAAGATAAAATCAATAAGGGCCTCGCTAAAATCTCTCATACAAAATAAACATCCAGCCATACCAAATACAATATCGCCCAAACGTTTCACTTTCCTAAAAGGAATATTTAGAGTAACTTCTGTACGATTTACTGTAAAGGCTATGTCGGAAGCCATGAAATGAGTATCATAAGCTGTTGTTGTCATTAACATAATCCTTAAAACGCGCGCGAATTATGCATTTATGAATAATATTTTTCAAGAACTATATGATCAATTACATTGGAAATATCAATAAAATTAAGAATTTTATATTTGTCAGTAAACTTAAAAAGCCAGCTAATAGCTGGCTTTTTATTAGGGGAGTCCTATTTAGACATCTTTATATTTTGATAAGCCCTTATCGATTCACAGGTTCGAAAGGAAAGCGTTTTAAAACCTTCCCAAGTTCAAGCACCTCATCTTTATGAAGAAAATCCCACAATTGATTAAAGCGTTCACGCAATTGCACAACATTAACTGGTGTGTGGTGTAGTGAATATTGCTGTACAGAAACTGCTCCGCTTTCTTGAATCGATATCCAAAAGTTTTTAGGTCCTTTTGGAGATTGATACTTTAGCTCCTCACCTAATTGCTGTGCAATGTCATAAGCAAGAGGGTTTTCTAATGCTGGATAACGAGCAGCGAGATTATCTACAAACTTTTCTAAACGTTTAAGTGTATCTGTTTCAGCTGGAACTAGCTCTTGTAACGGCAAGAGCTCAAGATACTGCTTCGCCTCATCAAAATGGATTGAAAGCAATTGGCTATATTTAGCAATTCCAAAGTGGCGATTATGACGAATCCACATTGAAGCTCTTAAGCTTCGATCCCTCCCTGCACGGCGATCAACTATCTCGTGCAGTGCATTTTGTTGTTCTGGAGAAATGGTTAAGCGTTGGTTTATTGCTTGCCCTTTAGTCCAGTATTCCCACAGCACATCGTCGCACTCTTGCTGGTACATGATCACAGTATCTCGAATTTCGGGATTAACCTTGTTTGGACTTATAGTCATTAACCATCCAAAAAGCTTACGAACAGGTAAACAAACCATATTGTACTGTTTACCATCTTTTCCAGTTGTCACTATTTCAGTGATAACTGAACTAAATCTTTGTTTTAACTTTTCATATTGTGATTGCCATGTGAGGCCCATTCCTTCAACAATTGGGCGCATGGCAGTAAATGGCTGATTGTTGAATTCAATAATTACTAAATCAGCACTATGAAAAGGTACATTAATTTGTGTTAAAGTACGCATGTTGTTGCTCCTATGCAATGACAGGCCTCGTTTTCTTTCCACGGACTGCGAGGCTTTTTTGTGGTTAAAAATTTACATATTGTTCTTCTGTTAGATTACTTAATAAATTAAAAAAAGTAGGTCGAGTTTCCTTAGTTAATTTCTGTCTAGGAAATTCACTTAATATTTTGACTGCTTCCACAGGATCTAACTGTGAAGTAAATGGAACTGATAATTGAATAAATGATGTTTTATCTGTTTCCAAAGCTGTATCCAGCACATCTTTTACTTCATTGTAGCGCGGCTTCCTTTGCGCGGTTAGGAAAAGTCCATCAAAAATAATATAAATCTCGTTTAATCCTGGTAATTGGACTTTCGCAATTGCTCCCATGAGGGGCAAATTAGTTTCAGGCCCGTCATCTCTACTAAACCCATCAGTAGGTGTACGATAAGTCGCAAATAAGATTACTTCTTGACAATTAGGTAGCTTCAAATAGTCGAGCAAATTAAGACAATTTCTCGTGGTATTACTTTCGTGATATCTGTGAGCAATTATTAAATCTTCATTATTGTAGAGCGAGGCAAGATAATTCGCATAGGGTAAATATCTTTGGCAAGATTTGGTTATGTAATCTGATCTAGAGGAGAAAAGATTTGAGTTATGTACTTTATCTTTTAGAAAGTCATCAATTTTTCGTGTTAAAGATATGGGAATTGTAACGTTAATCTTTTCAGTCTTTTCCGCATAGATTGATGTATCAATTGTTATGACATGAAAAAAAACATCTTTATCACGTTTTTTAAATGTTACTGAATTAATTTCAGTCGGCTCAGGAATATCAAGACCTTGGTCACTTAGAAAATCAAAATACTCAAGCGTCTTCTCATATACCTTCCTAATCACCTCGTCATAACTGGAACCAGTAGCATTAATATTCGGTTTATCAAAAAGTGCAGCCTCATAAATATCTTTTTTAAAGAAAGACTTAGATTCTGTAATCTTTACAGCAACTGTATAGTTTTTCACCAAGAACTCCTTTTGAATGATATTTCAGATTTTTAGACACCTTTTTTAATAATAGTTCTAAAAAAAATATTGTCAACAAATTTAAAATCAAATAGTTATTAATAAAAATTCAACTTATTGAAATTATTAATTTTAAATTTATAACCCCAAGATTCCAAAATTAAAGATTTATAGAGTTACAACTCTATACTGTGATTTTATTTGCTTCACTTACGTTAAGTTAAGTTAAGTTAAGTTAAGTTAAGTTAAGTTAAGTTAAGAATAGATCAAGTTATATGAAAAAAAATGCCGTGATAACTATCACGGCGGTTTTTCTTGATCATATTGGAAAAATCACAAACCCTTACATGGATTATTTAGAGGTGTCACAGTAGCAACACTACTTGCACTTCCACCCAATTGTTTATACTTGGCAAAGCTTTGATTTAGAGTTTTTTGCCCATACTCGATCCGTTGAGCAGCTGCATAACGCCTATCTAAACGAGTGACACCGCTAAAACTTTGTAACCTATCTTCTTCTTTTAAAACGTCTTGTGCAACTTTAATACTATTTCGTGCACTAACAACATTAGAGGATTCTATAAATAGCTTATAATTATTAGTACTTTTGCATAGATTAATTTTTTGTCTATTTTCCCGCTTCTTAGCATCAATTAAACGGGCTTGTTCCTCCCTCTCCGCATCGGCTCGATCTCTTGCTTGTTTTGCTAAACGGATTTCTTCTTCCCATTCCTCTTTTTCCCGTTCTTTAGCATTCTTTTTATTAATTGCTTCAATATATTCAGCCTCTCTTAACTCACTAACTTTATTTAAGTACTTGTCATAAGCCATCATAAATTTTTCACCACAACTATTGGCAATAAAACGATGGCGCATTTGAAAAGTTTTTACTAGATTGTTTTTGCTATTTTCATCTAATTCAGGATTATTGATTCTAGCAATGTCAACTAAATCATAATAAATGTCCACATTTACATCTGAAGAACTATATATTCCTTGCTTATATATCAAATTATTAAAAATTGAATCTGAATAGGCATCAGGATTTGGCGTTCCCTGTAAGGCTGCAATTTTATATTGTGTATCTAATATTACATTGCCAGTTGTCCTTTTATAGAACTTACAACTTTGCTTAGAATCTAAACCATATTTTTCTCGTAAAAGAACATAAAGTTCGTCCATGCCACCATAAGACACTTCAGGGTTTGTACTTAATAAATCACAACTAAAAATACAAAGTTCACTAACTACCTTTGTCGAATTAATATTTTCACTGTTGGTAGCAATTATTTGTTTATTCAGAATATCATTAACACTTGTAGCAGCTTGAACATAACTTGAAAAAGCTGCCGTAACTAAGAAAGATAATTTTAATAATTTTAAAGTCATATATATCCCAAAACTAAACGTCTAATTTCCCCATTCCAATGCCGCCAGTTAGAGCATGAGCAAGGAAACGATCACTAACATTCTGCCCGATGTTACCATTATTCTGATTTACAACAACAACTTCCTGTGGGTTAGGAGTATTTAAAGGTTGCTTAAACGGCGTGACATTAGTTAATAATCTATTTTGATTATTTAATGAAGGTTTTGCTTTTGTAGTAGCTTGGGGAACGATAGCTTTTTGGGTGCTTAAAACACTAGCAACTTTAGCTCTTGTATTTTCCACAATATGACTTGATTTCAAATCTGATACAGCTGGGGTATTTTCTTTAGGTAGATTAGTTTTCTGTTCCTGAACGGTTTTATCAATGTTAGCTCTGTATTTATATTCCTTTTCTAAATGCGGTCTATAATCAAATGACTTCCCATTGCGAAGCTTTGTTTGCCCATACGCCCATCTTACATATTTTGTGCCGAGAACTCGGGCAATATCTTCTTTTGATGCATTTGGGTTTTTCTGCATATAAGCTTTAACTGAAGCATATTCTGGATTCGTTTCGATTTCATGCTTCATAAATGCACCTTGTGCATCTAAAGCTGCTTGGCTCCGTACCATATTACCGTTTGCATCAAGTAATCCCCTTTCCTTCATATATGCCGTAAGCCGGTCTTTACGAGCTCCTTGCCAAGAAATCATTCCCATATTTATTCCACCAGCTTTATCTTGATGTTTACCAAACAAGTATTCATCTCGATAATCATTTTCTCGACCAACGGAAGCAGTTAAACCAGCAGCCCAATTATCATTAAAACCTGCTTTCTTCATAGCATTGTAAACTGCAAGTTGCTTTTCCTTAGTTTTTTCACCAATTGGAGAAATAGTTGATCCATAAGCAGGTACATTTTTATTTGCTCCAAAACCCGGCTTATAAACTCCTTGCCCAATGCCCCATGTTGGAACACCATCATGAAATGGATTAAATCGGTTGAATTTATCTTTAATGAAATCTAATGTATCACCTGCCGTTTCTTTTACCCCGTCTACAACTTTTGAGGCAGTACCTTTCGCCTGTTCAAAAGCATTAGACGCATAACTTACAAATCCTTTCCAAGCAGTATTAATAATACCTGGTACATCTGCAGCAATTAAAGAATCTGTCCACTCTTTGAAATACGGCGCAACTACGGTTCCAAGTTTATTCCCAATCCAAGAACCAGCCATGCCCCCAATTAAGGTACCAGCTGGACCAATTAAAGAACCGACAGTACCACCAATCACGCCCCCAGCAAGACTACCAACCGTACCGCCCTTTTCTTGTGTGCTTTGTTCATTCCAATCTAATAATGATGCACCAGCAGCCAATGCACCTATTACGGGTAGACCACGGCCAAACTTAAGAAGTTTACCTAAGCCCTTTCCTAATTTCCCTACACCTTTCTTTCCTTTGCCTAGAGCACCACCTAGAAGCCCACCACCAGCAGATAACACGGAAGTAAGCAATTTCCCTAGAGAACCTAACAAACCACCCTTAGACGCCAAATTATCGGCAATACGCTGCAATAACTTTATTTGTTTGCGGTTATGGTTCTCTTGTTCACGAGGTAATGGCTCATTTCGCTTTTTACTACGCATCAATCCTGTTAATGGGCGCAATGCTAAACCAGCAGCACGGCGTACAGGCGAAAGTAAGTGACCAACTTCATTGATTGCATCAACTGTAGGATCTACACCTTGCGGTGAGTTCGGCATTACACCCTTTACCGCCGTGGTAATTGTTTGGGCAACTTTGCTAATAGCGGATTGGTTTTTAACATCATCTTGATTAGAAACAAAACGCCCTTTCTCATCACGTTCTGGTGTAGATGAGCTTACGACCTTATTCAAATCTTCATGGCTATTAATTTCTATAGCTGACTTTCGTGCCTTAGGTCGGTTGATTTGTTCTTTATTTACTGTATTAAGATCATTAACTGATTGCTCTAAAACATCAGCAAAGTCTTTGACCAGCTTGTCTGCTACAACAAAAGATTGAGTGATTGGATTAGCTTTTTCTTTTAATAAATCTTCGAAGTCTAAAGCTGGTCTATTATTGACAGCATTAAGCATCTTTTGAAATTCAGTAAGTTTTGGCTGAGGCTTAGCAAACTGTGCTTTTTGCTCTTCAAAGCTTTGCGTAAGAATATCTATGATCTTCTCAATATTTGAATCAATCGTACTTACTTTTTTTTCAACTCGTTTCATACCAATAATGAAACCAAGTTCATCATAAGATAAAACTGGATTATTGTGATTTGAATCTGTCATAACAAAAATGCCCCATACTGATATAGGGCATTTTGAATCATAATTATTTTTGAATTTTTAAGTGTTCCAACCAAAAATTTAATTAAAACTTAATCTTTAGAAAATAATTATTATGATCCAAAACATCTAATTCAATTTGGTATCCTAGATCGATTAGGGACTGTTGTAACTCATTGACTACTGCCATTGTAGCTCTTGATTTTGATAAGGTGAAAGTCATTTCTTTCTGTCCTTTTGCGGCAAGAGAAGTAATAAATACACCTACTTCTTGTTTCAATTCCTCAAGTGTAGATGGCTGTGCAGATTCTTAGATTTTAGCTGCTTCTGCTGCTGAAATAAGGGTCATAACTTAATACTCTATTTAATTAATGATTTTAAGCACTTTGTAAAATATAAATGCCACATGCATTATAATTAATAGAAAGATAATAATTTCAATGGTGTAAAGTTTTATATAAAATCTATTCATTTTTATCATCTGGCTCTACTTCACCTGCTTCAATTAGCGCTAACTTACGCATAAACGCCTCTTCTTTTTTCTTCTTCATATTAGCTTTAGCGATTGCCATTCTTTCTTCAGCACCCGAAATAACAGAACTACGCCGTGCTTGAACTTCCGACTGGTCTTTAAGATCATCTACATCTAAGCCCCAGAACATTGCTTCTGTCTTGGCAATGTTAGAAATGCTGATACTTTGCTTAACGTTTAAATCTACAACTTGACATATAAGTCCCATCTTGAACTTGACTAATGCTAATTGTTCCTCAGTTGGATTATTTAAATTCAGTACTTCATCTCTAATATGAATAACACTATCGATAGTGTCTGTAATTAACTCTCCAAGCTTATGAGCTCTTATACGGTTGTTTTTGACAACCAAAGCTGACTTTAGATAGTTCTCGTTGACTGTAGAACGGCCACCGTTGTTATGACCACTATTTTTTGAGTTTTGACTATTAAATTCAGCAATATTTGACGTTTTTTTGACAGAATTTTGACTATTACTTTTTTCAGTTTTTTCAGTATCTTGTGTATCTTCTTGACCATTGTTTTTTTTGGTCAATTTTTTAATCTCTTTATTAAGCTCCTGAGCTGTCTTTTTGACTAGAGATTTAGCTTTCTTTTTCCATTTCTCCGCAAGTGCTTTACGGCGTACAACGGATGGCGAAGGCATCTCACAACCGAGTTCTTCGCCAACCTGATCAACTAAACCCTGCCACGTAATCTTAGGAGAAGATTCATAGACTTTTTTTAGCCGGTTCCAAATTTCTTCCGAGTATTCAATCTTGCGAGCCATTAAAGTCTATCCCTTATTCAGTAAATAGACCTATTTGTTTTACTTCAGCTATAGCTTGTTGCTGTAAAGAAGCCTTGCTAAAACGTTTTTTATTTTGGATCAGATCAATTAGAGCTTTTTGCTGTAAATCGTTCTCTTCGCGTTGGAATACATCATCGATAGCCATTTCTAAGTTACGGATTTGTTTCGCACGATTTTGTTCACACTCACGCACTATACGCATGAGGGTGTGAAGTTCAGGTAAAACCTTTTCTTGGATAGACTGTTCTTGAGATAAACATGCTTGAATAAGCCCCTTTGAGGCTTCAAGTAACTCAACCGTTAAGGCTTTAGGGAAAGAAGTAATATGCTGTGCCGCAGCCATACTCAATTGAAATGCCATAGCTTGAGTATATTCACTCATCATTTCACCAAGACTGTTAAACAGAATACCTGCTACAGAAGCTGTTTTATCTAGTTCCGGTTCAATCGTAAAACCAAGAATCCAGTCAGCTGAAACACCATATTTTTGACATAGCAAAGAAAGTAATTCTGCATCTGGCATTAACTTACCATTTTCGATTTCACTCATTCGATTTTTATGCGGTGTACCGAATATTTCTAATGCTACGTCTTCTTGACGTAATTGAGCCATGTCACGCGCCATTGCAAGTTTTCTTCCGATAAGTACTCGACGTTGCAAATCGCTCTTTTTCGCCATTTAAATGCTTCTCCCAGCTAACCAATCAAAATCTACAGTTTTTGACAACCAATCAGTTTCATCAGTAAAAACGCACGAAAGCCAGACACAACCCTCTTCACATGGTTCTGCCAGCTTAATTTGTTCACTTATGAAAATATTGTCGTCTTTGAATAACAAGCCATCACCTTTGACACTATCAATTAGTAGTTTTGGATAGTTATCAATATCAAATCGTGGATAAGTTTTAGCGCTGTAAGAACGAGTTTTAAGTGGTGGCTGAACAATTAACCGTATTTCACAAAGTTGATCGATAGCTTTTAACTTAAGTGCTCTAAACATAGGTCCATATTGTTTTTGAACCTTGTCCTTATACTTTTTAGCACCTACTGAAAGACTATTTCTTTGCTTTCCGTTCTGATCAATTGTAGCCCGCCAAATCTCGTTAGCGCTTAATCCATAAGGCAATTTGATTGTGATGTATTGCTTACCAAAAATGATAACACCACCTGTACTTCCCCTATACACACTATTTTCACCATCATTTTCTTTTTCTACATGGCACGGGAAAAACACATGTTTATTTGAGCTAGCTTTATGCTTTTTAACTTTGTCATTACCTGATGAAACACTGAAATCCTTAAAGAATTCCTGTCTTTTATTATTGGAGAAAAACTCGCTCCACTGACGGCGGTTACTTTTTTTAATCATAACGACCTCAAATCAAGCAAGTAAGATTTACATAAACTTGAAGCTCTTCTTGCATGACATAATCCTTAAAAACACTTAGTTCCAGAATTATTAACCGTTAGATTTATTTAGAAGTACCCTTGTTCCAATTCATTATTTTTGTTTGTAAAAAAATGCTCTCTTTTATATATGCAAAATATATTGATCCTCAAAAAAACATCGAGCTGGTCCTACTTACCAATGTGTCAGCACTTTTAGGATAGGGGCCCCTATCATTTCCTTCTTTTTAGTAATTTAATATCCAAACCCTTTTTACGTAGGATTTGCATCACACACCAAAATTTTAAAGGCCACATCTAGTTTCCCTTTATTATAAAATTATTACCTAGGGGTTGTTTAGAAATCTAAAACTTTTATAACTCTTACTCAGAAATTCTCTTTTTCATCAACCATAAATTACATAAAATATTATATTTATCCACAACTTAAATAAGCTTGATTCTTTAATTGATAAACTCACTAGAATAATATTTCTTAAAATAATAGGAGTATATTGACAGAAAAAAGCTAAAATATTACTCTCTAAAAGTTTTCTTCATAAAAAAGCATCAAAAAATGAAAACTATCATCGTAGCTTTTGTACTCTCAGCAATTTTGATCATTCTATCATTTTTATTTTACATGATTATAAAAACCCATTATAAGAAATAACAAAGAATTAAAAAAGCTCATTTCCGAACCAGAAATGAGCTTATGAAATCCACATAAACCTGAAATACTAAGTATGGCTACTTAGCAATATTAAATTAAATGAATTTCTTTGAAGAATCAATATTTTTTTTAAAAAAGTATCTAAAAAAATTTAAAATTATTACAAATATTATAATTATAGCTTTTAGCAAAGTTAATTTCTTTGCTGCTACAAAAAAGTAAAAGTTCAAAAAGAATAAAACTTCTAAAATTAGTTAACGGGACTAAGAAAACTATTTTTTAAAAGTTGCTTTATAATGTTTGGAATTAAAATAATTTACAATCTCTTCCCCATTATTTTGATTTTTTTCTAAATTTAAGGTTAAAAAATCTAATTCCGATTCCAAATTTATAAACTCGGGAATATATTCTTTGATAGGAGGGGGTGGCTTAGGGCCCCCTTCAGTAATTTTTTGAATAAACCCAGCTAACCATAAAATGTATTCTTCTCTTAAATTATAAGAAGGAATCAAACTTACATCAATCTTTACCTTACAATCATTTTTACTTTTACTCAGTACTTCATTGAAATCAATAAAATTATATTTCAGCTTATATTCTGTACCCTTAATTTCTTTTCGAATCACCTTCATAAGAATATACATATTTTCTAAAACATCTTTAGAAAATAGTTTTTCATTTTTCATTTTTTTGTAAATAGTCTCAGCAAGAAAAAGATATTGTGGCATGTTACAAATTCCATTTCATAATTTCCTCTTATTCTATAATATAGAATTATTAAATTAATATTACAAGAATTTACTCAAAGTTTTTTATTTTAAATTTTGAAGTAATATCAAAATATTAAGATAGTAATTCCTAATAAAAAGGTCTATTTCTTTTTTAAGAAATAGACCTAGCGAAAAAAGCGCTCAAACCTAAAAATGGCTGATTTAGTATTAGCTGCCCTTATTCAAGTTGGTACTATTAAGTAATTTAGAAAATGCTCAATTAACCTCTCTCTTTAAATTTCTCTGCTTCCATCTAGTCCCTACATCTTATGAAATGGACCCCATATTGCATTCATATTCTTGAGCTGCTTCTCTTCGTAGTTAAGCCTTTTTCTGATTAGCTTGAACTTGGGTCGGGGTTAGCTTGTTTGGATTGTATTTTTTTGAGCGTTTTTTGCTGGTTGCTTTAGATTTCATTTGCACCCACCCCCTTTAGCTCTTAACTTTTCAGCAACTAAACGATCAGCTACACGCTTAACTCGATTCCAAACAAAGTTGTGATCAATTTCAGAACGACCTTGATAAATACGTTCAAGTTGAAATGCCGTAACTGAATAATCCACTTCTAAGGCCAGTAAATCCCAATCTTCATTAAAAGCTGTAGCGTAGGGGGTCAATTGGCTTTTCTGTGCCAAAATACGCAATTGGCGAGCATCTGGACCACGTTTTACAACTGGTTTTGGCTTAGATTTGATTAAACCAGTTGAAAGCGCCCATTCGACACAAGTTTCGCAACGACAACATAAACGCTTGTACATAGGTCCGGTGCCGTGAGGCATATTGAGATCACGCCCTATAGACTCAACGTGTCGAATTTTATTACCAGGATGTTTCAGCCATTTCTTAACTGCTTTTTCTAATGCTTTTCGCTCCTTAGATTTAGCTGCTACGTTTGAGTAAGCAACTAATGCGTATTCAGATTTTTTCATATCAACAAATGCGTTCACTGTGCTTTACCTCCACCTATACGAGCATCATCCCAATCACATTCCACAATATCTAAGCCATCATGTTGAAATCTTGACCAAAGCCGGTCCCCAAGATCATCGCGAACCTCAGAAAGGCTTAGGTTTGAAATCACTACTGTTGGCTTCATCTCGTCATAACGAGTAAGTAGAACCTTATGAACACTCTCAAGCAGGTGAGGACGTTTTTCAGCACGGTCATGTAAGCCATATTCGTCAATAATTAATAAATCTTTGCCCACATAACGTTTTAGTGCTTCATCTTCGCTATCACCGCTACGGCGATAGGCACCCGCAATATCTTCAGCTAAGTCTGCAGACGTAATGTAAATAGCCTCCCAGTTTTTAATGATGATATTTTTCAGAATAGATGAACCTAGATGGGTTTTACCTGTTCCAGTACGACCAACAAGGAGTAAATTTCTAAAAACACCTGCATTGAAATCCATAGTGAACTTTTCACAAGTTTTACGAGCTTTGTCTTGTCCTTTGTGAGTTACTGCATAGTTGCTAAAGCCGCTATTTACATGTCTTTTAGGGATACCAGCTCGAGCCATTTTCAAATTTAAAATACGAATATTCTTATCGCTTTCATATTTTTCATTTGACTGCTTCATGATTTTTTCAACACAAGACTGACAAACGATTCGACCATGTACATTGATCATTTGTTCTTTGTGGATCTTACAGATCTGGTTTGTATGGGAAATTTTATATTCCAATTTTTGAGGCACTGCGTTCATATCAACTCACCCTTCACAGCTGTGTGAGCAACCGGTTCATATTTCTTTGGCGCTCCCCATTGATCATTTACGTTGCGTGGTAACGATTGATGGTTTGACTGTTGACCAGTAGTCATTTCGGGTTTTTCGTTTAGGTACCAAGATGCTTTGAAGGCACCCCAAGGATTTTGTCTTTTCAAACAATATTCGACGGCTTGCTGAAGTGTGATTCCTGCTTTTTGGGCTTCATTCAAAAGTGCGTCAAAAGCGTTTTCGGTGTTTTGAGCTTTCTTGGCTTTACGTACTTGTAAGAACTCAGCAGCGTCTTTCTCAGGTACACCATTTTTTTTCAAAGCACTCTTGAAACTAAATTTTGCTTGAGTCGATGAATCAACTTCGCCAACGGCGGAGTTGTTATTCCCTTCTGGATTCAGTGAATCAGGATTCAGATTAAGGGAATCAGGATTCAGATTAAAGGAATCAGGAATCAGGGCGTTTTGGTCTGAGATAGAAACAGTTTTAGAACCGTTATCTAACTGTTCTTGTGTGTTTCCACTACTGTTTGCTTGATTCGATTCACTTTCTTGATAACTGTTTTCAACAGCAGAACCAGTATTTTGAGGGGCAAATGGACCTGTTTTATCGTAAAAATGCTTTAAATCAGCTTTATTTAGCTGAATTGCCTTTCCAACAATTGTTTTGTTTTTCGGGTTACGTTCATAGACAGTGTAGATACCATTTCTGTCAGGTAGCTCACTATCTTTCTCAAGACCATGTGGGTTTTGGTGTTTAACAAAGTTAACGATATGGATTACATCAATACCATCAGCGTTATATAACTCGATAAAACCGAACTTAGAAATGTTCTCTAACTGTTCTGCAACGTTTATATCGTCTGCAGGAAATAAAGACATTTTGATTTTCTTAGGTCGATTTTCGAGTCGGCCTTCACGATCTGCTAAAGTCCAAAGACCAATAAATAGCAATCGTGCTTCATACGGTAATTCAATAATGTCTTCATTCATAAAGAATGAGGGCTTAATATTTCTAGATCTTGCCATTTCTTAAGCTGCCTCATTAATTTCAGTAAAATTACTATGGTTACAAACAGTCATTCGAAGTGTGTTTTTTGAATAGTTAGACATGGCAGCCACCTTCAAATTGAAGCTCCATATTTGTATGGATCTGTGATAGCCGCTCCTTCTGCAAGTGCTCATACTTTGGATTTAACTCACATCCGAGATATTGTCTTTTGAACTTTTTTGCTACAGCAGCTGTAGTACCGCTACCCATAAAAGGGTCAAAGACAACGTCATTAACTCGAGATCCTGCAAGAATGCATGGCTCAATTAAATCCATTGGGAATGTAGCGAAATGTGCGCCTTTATATGGCTTAGTCGAGACTTGCCACACAGAACGCTTATTTCTTGTAAGTAGGTCATAATTACTTTCTTTGCGATCTGCTCGATGAGTACCCATACTTTGATTAGGATGAGCAACAGCTCTCTTGCTATTAGAGCGTTTAAAACTATCTCGTGAAGATCTCGAGTAAACAGCTTTCATTGGACCGTTATGCTTATTAACAACACGGTCACTTCCTTGTTGGTCATCAAGGTTTTGAGAAAGTCTTTTGATTGAGCTTTCTGCAACTGGCTCTTTGATAGCTACATGATCAAAGTAATATCTTCGAGATTTGCTGAATAAGAAAATGTACTCATGTGCTTTAGTACAACGATCTGTAATACTTTCAGGCATAGGATTTGGTTTATGCCAAATAATATCTTGGCGTAAATACCAGCCATCAGCTTGAAGTGCAAAAGCTACTTTCCATGGAATACCAATCAAATTTTTTGGTTTTAAGTTCGATTGAGCTGCATTTTGCTTTGGTAAAATTAACCCTTTCGTTTTTGGGTTCTTGCCATCATTTAGTCCTGTGCGAGTAATACCTCTGCCAGAACCTGCATAACTATCACCAAGATTCAACCAAAGGGTCCCATCTTCATGCAGAAGTTCTCGTACTAAGCGAAATACTTCGACCATGTTTTGAACGTACTCGTCAACTGTACTTTCTAAACCTAATTGGCCATCAACACCGTAATCTCTCAAACCAAAATATGGGGGTGAAGTAACACATGTTTGAGCTTTCAATCCTTCTTGAATCATTTGTGCCATCAACGTACGGCAATCACCAAATAAAATCTTATTCATGCAGCTCCCTCCACCTTTGCAACGCGATTGAAGAAGGGATCATTTGCGCGAGCAATTGCAGCCATAGGCAAAGGTGAAACACTATTTCCACACATATGCACTTGGTCTTTTTTACTTAAAGGCTTGTTATCAAGTCCTCTATCAATAATGTAAGTATCAGGAAAACCTTGCCCTCTATATAATTCTCTTGGTAATAGCATTCGCATACGGATATCAACAATTACCCAAGGTTCACCTTTAACCCAAACGGTCACTAAAGCTAATCGGTCTTTAGTGGTTAGTGTGTCCATTGGCGCTGTAATATCACGTGCATCACCATTGCCATAAAAATTAATGAGGAAAGCTGCTACTTTTAAAGCCCCGTCTAAGTTTTCTTTACTTAAAACTGTAGAAACAAGCTGTTGCTGGCTGCCAGTATTCGTAATGGTTGATAATGGTTCTTCAAGAGATCTACCATCAGACTCGCAAAAGCCTCCATTTGCTTGCATCATGTAAGCGGCAACTAAACCATGATGCCCACCCTTCACTTGAGCACAGATTGTTGTTAGTGGCTCTTCGATTGACCAATTACGCTGATGTGATGAGTTAGCAAATTCAGTTAAAAACGGCGCTAAAATAGGACTAATTAATGAGCTATGACCGCCAAATGAAGAAGTCACTGTTGCTAAAGGTTCTTCAATACCATGACCAATTGAGGTACCAAAATCACGCCCAATAAAAGGTACAGCTGAATTCACAAAGAACGGCTTTTTAGATTCGATTACATACTTTTGTAAACCACGTGCAATACGTTTTAAGGTTGCATCTGCAAGAGGTTTAGATCTTTCAAAAATTGAGTTACCAAGATCAGAGAAATCTATACATTCAGCAGCTGAACGCCATTTTTGCTGACCACGTTTTGCCTTCTTAAAATGAGTTGCATTAGTCCACACAATTGGTTGACCATCACATCTTGCAATTAAGAAAAGCCTTTCCCTAGTAGTAGGTGCCCCATAGTCAGCAGCAATAATGCGTTTATTCCATTCAACTACATAACCTAACTTTTCAAGGCTACGAACAAAGTGACGCCATGTTTTTCCTTTCTTCTTAGGGTTAGGAATTAAAAATTGATTATTTCTAGGAACTCGCTCACCAGGTTCAGCAACTCGGTTAACTAATTTTCCGTTAACTTCAACTTTATCTAAAGTGATTACCCGTCCAGTCGCTTTATCACGTTTAGCTATTAAAGGCCCCCAATTAAGGATTTGCTTGACGTTTTCGAGGGTAATTACATCTGGCTTCATTTTCCCAGCAAATTTAATAACTACCCACGATAAATCTCTTATTTCTTTCTTACGCGGTTGCCCACCAGCTGCTTGAGAGTGATGAGTGCAATCAGGGCTTGCGTGAAACCAACCTACTTGATAACCGTCACAAATCTCAACAGGGTCAACTGCGAAAACATCCTGAACATAATGGATTGTATGAGGATGATTTGCCTCATGCATTGCAACAGCTTTAGGATTATGGTTTACAGCTACATAGACTGGACGATTAAGTCCCATTTCTAGACCTGTACTGGCTCCGCCTCCACCAGCAAAAAAATCAACAATAATTTTCTCGGAAAAATTCAAACCATATTGGGTTTTAAATAAACGCGTATTATCAAAACAAAACTTAGTGTTCATTCTTATCACCCCATATGTCCACAATGATTACAGTGATCAAAGTCATAGGGGTTGTATTGCCATACGATTTTTCCGCATTTTGGGCAGTTAAAACGTGTTTGAGGGTTTTTGACTCTTCTTTTGGCCCTTTTTAAATGTTCAGGTTGTTTTAAGCCTGCTCCTTGAGTCATGATTCGAGGATTATATTGATTAAAATCAAAAGTCCTACGTTTTGCTTTTTCAGCTAAATGAAATGGGATAGCAATATACTTCTTATCAAGTTGACTTACTTCATCTTTAGAAAAATATGAAGCCTTTTCAAAATCAGTTGATATGTCAAAAGAACTTATATTCAACCAAAAAACATCATTTCCTGAATATTTCCCTTGAACGAAAACAGCATATCCAAAAACACTATCGATAATTTGAGTGCTATTTGGAATTGTTTGGTGATCAACTTTCCATACAGCTAATGCATCAACATGATCAGCAGAAATTGGACATTCAAACTCTCTAGCATGATTGAAATGACGCTGTGCTTCATCTAATGTACAAACATATGCTTGATCAATATCAGTGTGATAACCTGCAAATTGATGTCGATGAAAACTTACATTTGGTCCGACATTATCTCTAAAGCATGCGATGTAAAAACGATCTCTCATGCTGCACCTTCCTGAGCTGGTTTATACAAGCTCACTTGTTCAGCAAAATTCCATGCACGTTTACAGATATTATTTAAAGACGAGCGGCGTTCATCTAACCATTGTTCACGCCATTTATTTTTCTCAGCTGGATCTTGAATTAAGTCATAAGCTTTATAGAAAGCAGTACGGTCAAGATAAGAACCTAACAAAACACTGTTAAAGCTATTTACCAGGTCAAACTTTTCTTCATTTCGAACTTGAATATAAGTTTCTTTAAAATTCAACCCAAAATTAGAAACAAACCATTCGTCATGCCCACCAAAAATAAAGAATGGAACATCAAGGTCGTTTTCAATTCCTTTTGCAGAGTATTGACCGTTTCCAAGTACACACGTAACTAAAGCTGCAATTTTTAAATTTGGCGCTTCAAATGTACATTTATCACTAGGATTTATTAATTCAAAAATCATTGTTCAGTCCCTACCTCAAATCGTAAATCTAAGAAAGCTTGGTTAACTGGACCTACGTAGCGTGACCAGCCAAAGTTTTCTTGCCAAAACCACCAATTGTTCTGCTCGTCACGCTTCCACGGCGTTCCCTCAGAATCAGTGTGATTGGTTCCTAACGGCCAAACCTTTTTTTCTGAAGTCATGAAATCTCCTTTTGTGCATTGAATGCACGATCTAGAAATTTCTCTTCATCGGTTTGAGTGTTTACGATTTGATGCGGGGCATCTTGATTTATAAGACAAGTTGAGCACTGTTCTTCTTTAAAATCAGTGCATTTGCCTGAGCAGGGATGATTTGCTAAATTACTCACGTTCATTCTTCCAAGGGTTTGAACAGCCATAGACCATTTCCTGTTGGCGCAGGGAGTGGTTTTTTATTTCCAGCTAAGTAGATCAAGCTGGACTGATTTATCACTAGCATTTGTATGCCGCGATTTTTCGGCCCGTAAAGGCACTAATTCGAAGGTATCTCTGGTATACCCGTTATCTTTTGACCCACAAAAAACATTTCTGAGAAACTGATATTCAGATTCAGCTTCTGAGACTTTTCTAGTGCAAATGTTTTTAATTACTTCGAGAGAGCTTTTACCTGCCATCTCACCTTCTACTTCTGAAATCTTTTTCTTACACATAGAGCGGATGAGATTAGATAAGGAGTTCTTGCCTTCAAGTTTGGCAATCCATTCCATCTTTGCTTTTTCTTCTAAAGTTAATTTTGATGAAGCATTTGCTAAAAGTTTTTCAGCCATACATACCTCATTACTTAATTCAAAAGTAAAACCACTTAAGCTGTTTGAGATTGCATTTTTTCTTTTTCACGGTTCACAAACGCATCTAAAGCGATGCCCTTCTGATACCCCACACTTTTTTGAGTGTTTTTTAAAATTCGTGAAACGGAACTTTGTTCAATCCCAGTTTCAATACTTACTTCTTGTTGGGTGTAACCACGAGTGACTGTCAAAAACAAAATTTTTTCTTTAAGCGTCATGTTCAGCTCTTTATGCAGACCTATTAATGCAAATTATTATGCATATTTGCATTACAGTCAATGCAATTGTGAGTTATTTTCCCCAAATTATGCGAATACGCATAAAATAGGTTCGCGGAGTTAACGGTGAAATCTATGAATTACCTGAAATCGAATCTTGATTATTTGCTCACAAAGAATGAAACAAACCCTACTGATCTTGAGCAAAAGCACCCAGAGATTAAACAATCGACTGTATTCCGCATTTTGAACGGAATTACTAAAGATCCTAGACGCTCTACATTAGAACCTATTGCTAAATGGGCAGGCGTTACTGTTAATGACTTATTTGATAAAGATTTATCTGTGTTAGAAAGAAATCAAAACCAACATAATCCAGGTCCTGACAATAATTTAATTTATGACACCGAGATCCATTTATACGAAGATGGTGACCCAATTCCTGATGGTTATGTAGCTATTGATTTCTATAGTGAAATTATGGTTAGTGCAGGAAGTGGTTACTTGAATATAGAGCAACAAAGCCCACATAAATTTTTATTTCCAATCAATGAAATAAGAAGATATGACGTTAAACCTGATTGTGCGAAAGTACTTGTTGTAGATGGTGAAAGCATGATCCCAGATTTATATCCTGGGCAGCGAATATCAATTGATACATCTGCAAAAAGAATTTTTGATGGAGAAATTTATGCCTTTTTAAAAGGTGATGAATTAAAAATCAAGATGTTATTCGAATGGAATGAACAAGGTAAAGGTGGCTTTAAAGCTGTATCTCGCAATACAGACAAAGTTAAATATCCTGATGAATATTACTCACCTGCTCGAATTGAAGCAGAAAATGTCCAGATAATTGGACAATACTGGTGGAAGTCTGAAGGTCGCAAGGTGAGAAGATAAGTTATGAAAAGTAAAGAAGAAAACACTGCGGACTTAATTGGAAGACAGGCATTCTTAACAACATTTGTCGAAGAGGTTGTTAGGTCTTCACCAGATATGGCCGCATCTATTCTTTTGAATATTAAAGAACTAACAAATGAACATCATCCTCTTGTAACTCAAGCTTTTACAATGGATCATTTTGAAAATCATGATATGGCTGGCAACGTTATAAAGAAAGCTCTACATGGTTTTGACATGGAATTAGCAAAAATGCTTAAGCTAACAGTTGAAAATTTAAAGATTTAGTCTATTAAATTAGTAAATTAACTTTTTAAATTAATAGCTTAGCATCCAATTTAAAAAAACCGCTCTAGTAGCGGTTTTTTTATATCCAAAATTTAATAAGCAAAAAATAATGCACATTTGCATAATGCAGTATTGCATTACGTTATGCACTTATGCATAATAATTTCACCAACACATCTCATGGTGAATAAATAATGAGTACATTACGCTCTACAGATTGCGAAGAATTTATTAATGACATCGATGGCGGTGCCTTTGCAAAACAACTTGGCTATGCAGTTAGTAAGGTTGCAAGTGCTGCTGTTGATACACAGAAAGTCGGCGAGATCACAATTAAATTAAAGTTCTCTAAAGGCGTTGGTCACAACAACGTAACTGTAGAGCACAAACTAATTTCAAATGCCCCTCTCCCAAAAGGTAAAAGTGTCGAAGAACACGGTGACAAAACTCCTATGTATGTAAACACACGTGGTGATGTATCGCTTTTTGCTAAACACACTGACCAGCTTTTTGAAGAAAAAGCTTAATTTTTAAAATCTTTTTACTCAACTAAAGGAAAGACCTTCATGTCAGAAAAAATCGAAATCGAAAAATTTCTAGGTTTAGCTAAACCTGTAATTCAACTTGAGCGTGGTCAGCTTGTAGCTTTGCATCATGACTATAGCGTTGTAGCTGCTGAAAAATTTATGGAAGCTCGCTTCCGTCCTCATGGGGAATTTACTACACCAACATTTAATGACTTTAAGGATTTTGTAATTGCAGAAGGCGGTAAAGATACACCAATTTTTGTTAATCAAAATGATATGAAAGCTATTGCAGTTCTTAACTTCCATGGTGAAGGACAAACCCAAGGCCATTGTGACTATTTAGCTTCTCTGTGCCTAGAATCAACTGTGGTCTGGAAAAAATTAAATCAACTTAAAGACCATAAGTTAGATCAACGTAACTTTGCTGTTTTCATTGAAGATTGGGCTCAAGTACTTAATGCATTTGATGAAAATAATAATGCTATTGATATTAAAGATGCCCTTGTTGCAGTACGAAATATGCAAATTGAAGCATCGACTACTAGTAACGCTGAAGTAGAAAACACACGTCAGGTTCAATCTGAAATGGCCCAAATTGCAGCTTCAGCTAAAAAAGGCGTATTACCTGCATATTTCACCATCCAAGATTCAGCTTACTTAGGTCTAGCAGAACGAGAAATCAAATTACGTTTAATTGTGAATAGCTCTGGCAGCACACCTCAGTTTGCTATTCAAATTGTCAAAGAAGAGTTATTACGTAATGAAATTATTGAAGATTTCAAAGAAGAAGTAATAGCTTTACTTCCTGAAAACCCTGTACGAATTGGGTCATTTAAATCTTAAAAAATAATAAAAGCCCTGAAAACTTTTGAAGGCTATCGGGGCTTTTTTCAACCAATACGACGCAAACGTCCAGAGGTAATCTCTCATGGATAACAACCTGAACAAAGTTACAGATGAACAAGGCTTAATTAGCGTTACAGAGGCATTGCGAGCTATGGCTTGTGGTCGTCTTGTTCAATATACAAGTGAAGACTTTCCTAATTGGAAGGACTTAGAAATCACAAAAATTAATGCGAAAGACTTTATTGATGAAGAGCGCATTAAAAAGAACAGTTTTAAGTACAGATATAAACCTTCGTTAATCTCTGTAAACGCTGAACTAACACAAATGAAAAAGCCTCAATGACTTTGGACGGCTATCGAGGCTTTTTCTACCAATACTGTACGTATCAAGGCAAATTATTATGAATCAGAAATATATAAACAGTCAATCTGCCCCATCTACACCTATTTGTTTCGTGCCTGAACTTAGCGGGAATAAAACAAATAAACCAGCTACTTCTAAACTTTATCAGCATCCATCAGCAGAGGATCTAAAGTTTAAAAAAGATAGTAAATGGCCGTATGTTTTACTCTTCCTCGTAGTTAGTGCAATAGCTGTTGCATTTATTTATGCATGTGATGCAGAGGCTCAAGTACGTGAGCAAAAAACAAAACAATGGCAGCATCAATTTAACTCAGATGAACCAATTGAAGTTCAAGTACGTGTTGTTAAATCAGGTGGTGCCGAATGAACACTAACTTCCTTCGTGGTTCTAGACGTTATAACAATAGTCCAAATGGTACGACCAACAATAAATCTTTCCGGGAGTTTAAGGGGAAAGATGAAGAGCGTGGTTTATACAAAGTTCGCTTAGGCCATACTGTTTATGCAGCAAATCACACTTTAACTCGTGTTTATACAATTGATGAAGCTGGTGAATTAACTCCTGTCACTCAATATACGTTGGATACAAATGAGTGGATTCTACGTAATTTACAAACCGAAATTAAATATCGTAGAGGTCATGAGTTAAATCAAATCCTTAGTAAAACGCACATACCTTCCCCTGACCGAAAAGCTTACAAAATTCGTCGTGGTTTTCTTGGTACACGCTAGTTGGGGATATTTATGTTAGTTATTAAATCTTTTCGTGTGATTTATGGTACTTGTCCAAGATGTACTAATGACAAATGCACTTTAGGTGTTAGTCATTCTGGCTCTGGTGCTCAATGGGAATGTCACAACTGCGGCTTTTGTTGGCCTAACAGTTAAATGGTGCATGATCAATGAAAGCAATTATTTTAGATACGGAAACCAACAAATTAAATGGTTATCCAATTGAAATCGCTTATGCGCCTTTTAGCTTAGAGAATGGTCAATTGTTAGTTCATAAAGATGAAGTTTTTAACCGTTTCTATTCTTGTCCTGAACCGATTGATTTAGAAGCAATGGCTGTACACAACATCATTGAAGCGGATATTGAAGGTCAACCAAGTTGCGAATCGTTCCGGTTACCTGAAGGGGTTGAATTCATTGTCGGTCACAATATTGATTACGACATCAAAGCTCTAAATAAATGTGGACCAGCAATTAAGGCAAAGACTATTTGTACTTTAGCTTTAGCAAGGGACGTATGGCCTGATTTAACAAGTCATAAATTGGCTGTTCTGTACTATTTCGTAATGAGTAACCGTGAAGAAGCACGTAAGCATTTAAGACATGCACATTCAGCACGGGCGGATGTTTATTTTACTGGGATTATCCTAATAGCTCTTATTGAACGACTGGGAATTAAAGATTTGAACTCCTTATTTCTCATGTCTGAAGCTGTACGTTTACCCAAAATAATGACATGGGGTAAACACAAAGGAACGCCTCTTAAAGAATTACCGCGCCCATATATCTCATGGCTCCTGAATAAAGAAGACCTTGACCCACATTTGCGTAAAGCGCTTCAAAATATTTAAAGGTTAGCAACTATGAAACCTACTCTATTTACGCCTGAAACATGGGCGGAGTTTACCCAACAACTCAAAAATTCTTGGGAAAAAGATAACGCTGGTACTGATTCACCAATTTTTGTTGTTCAAGAAAAAAAGATTGTTTGGGGTTTAGATCCGGCTAGTGATTCTGTAGAAATCACTAATATTGTAGATGCCGATGATGAATCAACATATAAATCAATTGATGATTTTTTTGAATCTCTTAAAGCTACAGATAAGCATGCTTTAAATGGTTTAGCAATTGAAGAGGAAGATGAACTTTTCCTCGATGTAAAAGCTTCTACTCAAATAAACATTTTATCTGATTGGAATGAACGCAATATTCATATCTGCCATGGTAAATATTTTTGGGAAGATGTTAATTGCCATCTAACTCGTTCAGCTGCAGATGCATTTATTAAACGTAAATCGCATGATTTCGGTGAGTTGCGGGTATTTGTTAAGTCACTTTATTGGTGTGAGGAGTTTAAGAATTTACTTAACGCTATTATTAGCGGTGAAGTAGGTTTGACAAGTATAGATGACGACAACATCTTAAACGTTTTGGGACCAATTGAACCCAAAGCAGATAAAGAAATTAACTCAACTCAAGCAAAAAAATCTGCGAAGAAGGCCAATAACAAAGAGGAAAATTGGACTCGTTACCATAATGACAAACCTGTTGAGTCTCCGTTAGCTGGCCTTATTGAAAAACTAAAGAAAACTAAAACTGCAGATGCAGCTAATAGTCTCATTGAGGAGACTAAAGACTGGGCTTCTGAAGATCAAAAATCTTTTTTAACTGAGTTAAATAAACACTTAGTCATCATTGCTGGTCAATCAAAAGAAAATATTTCAATTTCTGAACGAATCAAACGAGCTACAGACCTAACTACATTGGATGCGATTGAAATTGATATTTCAGAAGCAGATGAACGTATTCAAGAACCCCTAATGGAGCTGGTTATAAAAAGAAGAAAAGAACTAGAAGTTGAAAATAACTTCTTATTGGAGTCACCACAATGATCCAAATATACAACAGCAAAACCAGAACTTTTACTGTGATAGGTAAACGAACCCAAGTTTTCTTAAATGTTTCACTTAATGAAACAGAAGCTTTGCTCTTCAAAGCGAAACTTAAAGATTCTATTTGGAGAATGTAAATGATGCGTAACATCCCAGACTCTTTGTCGCTTCCGTTCACAGTATGGATGTGTGAAAACGGATTTTATCCATCTCATAAAAATGGATTCATGGTTTTAAAACGTGGCAAAGAAGTAGCAAAGATATCAATGAATGAAACAAAATACGGTTTCCCAATGAATGATATTTGCCAAAAGAAATTTGCCTCGTTCTGCAGAGCATGGATGAACAGAGATAAACACTTTATTGAACAATTACGTTTGCGTGGTTTAGCAAGATTAAATCAAAAAAGTTATCAGTTGGTGGCATAAATGGAACAGGAATATAAAGGGAACATGAACTATCCCTTTCAAGACCATATTGTTCTAAATATGGAGGAAAATATTGTTAATTTTCCAAGCTCTAACCTACGTAAGTGCCAGCATATACAAGTCGAAATTGATAGCAAGGCTTTAGAACTTATTTGTATGAAATGCAAGGCAAAAGTTAATCCCGTAATCTGGATTAAAGATACTTTGAAATATTGGTCAAGACAACAAACTCAGATAACAGAGCAAAAAAAGCAGATTAAAGAAGATCTTGATGAGCTCAAAAAGCGGGCTCGTACTAAGTGTCAACACTGCCAAAAAATGACTGCTATCAATCTGAAAAATTATAAATTTTCAATTATTGGATGACCTATATGAAAGATGTTAATACAGAAATTACTCCGACTTTATGGTGCGTAAATATTCCTGAAGAACCTGAATCTAGCCCCATTTTACATCCGGTACCTACTCAAAAAATTGGTAAACAGCTTGTTTACCGACTTAAGAAAGAAGCCTTACAAGCTTTTCCAACAGTCGGTCAATGCATTGCTGATGCTATTACTTTTGAGGAGTGGCAAGGAAGCAAAGAAGACCATGAAAAATATCTTCAAGACAACAAAAACTGGTGGTTAGAGACAACTTTTTTGGGTGAAGGCGGATGATAGATTTGAATAAGGAAAGAGTGGCATTTGAAGAAGCTTATTTGAGTGTTGGTGGTAAACAGCGTGAACTTGAATTTGAAGGCGGAGAGTATACAAATTCAAAGTCACAGCTAGGTTGGGATTTATGGCAGATAAAAGCCAAAGTTCAGGAAGTAGCATTACCTGAAACACGAGCAGTAACTTTAACCTGCGCCGAACTGAAAGATGCCTTTGATTTTGGAGCCCCTGATGGTGAGAAAGATCAATTCCAGATGGAAACTGAAATGACCATCAAATGGCTCCAAGATGGTTATGACGGTGAAGGATACTACTGTTGGTATGCTGATTTACCTGAGGAAGGTTGCATTAAGTTGGGTGTTAGCGAATCGGGAGCTGAGGGATGAGTTTAACACCTGATGAGTTTCGGCAGATTGTTAATCCATTGGAACGCCCCACAAGAACTTGGCACTGTAGTTTTTCTTATCTTGAAACGTGGTTGCATTGTGAGAGTGAAGATATTCCGCATGGTGTAGAACTGGTACCCGATTTTCAACGTGGGCATGTGTGGACTAAAAAACAGCAAACAAATTATATAGAAAACGTCTTGAGGTTAATTGTAGATGAAAGCGGATTAACAATTCGTTTCAACTGCCCTTCTTGGAGAAAAGAGAGAGCAAAAGATTGTGATCTTCTTGATCAAATGGTGTGTATTGATGGCTTACAAAGATTAACTGCCATTAGAAGGTTTATTGCAGGTGAATTAAAGGTCTTTGGTCTTAAGTTTGATCAACTTCCTAAAAGGCAAATATTTAGAGATTTGCAGATTGTGGTGAAGATGTATGACTTTCAATACAAGGCAGATTTACTAAAGTTTTACTTAGATATTAATGGTGGCGGTATAGCTCACAGTAGATCTGAATTAAAGAGAGTTAAGGCAATGTTAGAAGAAGTTAAAGCGGAAAGTAAGGAGGGGTAAATGTTAAAAGATCTGAGAAATCTATCTGATGCAGAGCAACAAGAATATTTGGATCGCTTCATAATGGCTAATGAAGAACAGAAGTTTCCTCAAGAAGTTGTGGCACTTTATTTAGATTGCTCGCCTTGGACATTAGCTAGAATGCGTTGTGATCAATCATCACTGCCTTTCTCGAAAATTGGGAGACGTGTTTCATATAAAAAGAAAGACGTTTTGAAGTATGAGCAAAGCAAGACTGTGCTTAATACAGCACAGCTTGCAACAGTTTAAGGCGGTTAAACCGCCTTTATTTCTTTTAATCTTTCTGTCCAAACAGATTGGTAGTTGAAGCAATCAATCTTTCCTTGATAAACCGCCTCAATCATATTCATCGAAGCTCTTAATTCCTCATCTGGAATTTGAACATAACCACCTGTCACATCAATTCTTGGTTTAGCCGTGTGATTAAGAAGTCTTTTTGTCACATAAATATTAAATCTTAAAAGGTTGCATATAGTGGCAAATGTACGACGGAAATCATGCATTGAAACGTAATAGTCAACTTCCTTACCCACTCTATTCAATAATGTATCTACCTTAGTTGCATGCATATTCCACGAAGTAGGCATCTTAGTAGCTGGGAAAACCCAATCGTTTTCTCTTAATAACCAACGTTCACGCAAAATACTGTGTAGATGATCACCAATAGGAAAAGTATGATCTGAACCATTTTTGGTATCTCTAAAAGTTAAGGTACCATTTTTAATATCTACATCAGCCCACTTTAGACAACATGCCTCCTGTTTACGGCATCCCGTATACATGCACATCAATACGATATCCCGATGCGTGTTTGACCTAGCAGTATTTTCCAGATTCAACTCATCTTCATAATGAAGCACCGCATTGTAATATTTGTGAATGATGTCTTTATGGAGATGTCTATCCCTACTTGCTATTTTATTCCAACCTCTTGTTACGGAAATAATGTCAACTGGATTACTTTTAAGGATCGGGTTCTCATCTGTTGAATAAAGAACATGAATATACTTCCATAAAGTACCTAAAAGAGATACAGCACCATTTGCTGACGACTCACTTACTTCTGATACCTCAATAAATCGATCCAATACTTCTTGCTTAGATATCTGGAAAAGCTTTTTGTTGCCCCACCCTAAATATAAATCAAAGTATTTATGGTATTGCCTAATTGTTTTCGGCCTAAAGTCATTTCTATCAATATAAATTTGAAGAGCTTCATTCACTGTAATATCTAAAGGATTAGCAACATTCTTTAATTTGATAGGCTTTTCATATTCATTGTTTGAAATTTTCGCCAGAATCATCTGAGCTTTTGCTCGAGCATTTGTTGCAGGAATATCGGTGGTTTTACCAATTGTCACTCGATAGAGTTCACCTTCATGCCTCCTTTCAACAATATAGGTTTTACTTTTATTAGTTACCCGAACAGCAAAACCGATCAGTTCTGCATCTCTATATATTTTTTGACCTTTTTCAGTTAATGGAATAGCATCAACAGTAGATTTGTTGAGTTTCAT